TGGTCAGAACAGGACTCAACAAACCATGGCTGCCCAACCGATGCAGATCAAGACTCACCTCAACTCACCTCGGCTGCCAAACCAATACTCGACGGACACTGCCGGACCCCGACAAAACCATCCTCGGCTGCCTTAACAGAACCCGACTCAACAGAATCCAACTTGCCTTGCCATTACCATCCTAGGCTGCCCCAACTGACAATTCCCTGGCTAGACATAACCCGCCATGGCTGCCTTACCGTGACCGACCCTAACTTTCCATTACGCGACGTACCTCTGCTGCCTTACCATTCTCAGGCCTTTCACCCACTCCGAAAGATCTTTAAGCGTCTTCTAGCTTCAGGCAGATAAGAGTTCGTCCATTTCGACGATAATATTTGAGAGTTCTTTTAACATGCGGTATTTGCTGACAAACGCTTTCATGTCGCGCTTGGCTGCTTCAAGCAGGTTCGCTCTCCAGACGCTGTTCTCCATCGCGTCTTCGATTGTTACGTAGTTGTGATCCCGTTCTCCGGTTGATACGAAGCACCTTTGTGTGACCCGGTTGTCTGCGCTTCGTTCAGAAGATCTTTGCTCTTCAATGATACTGATAACACGCTCGGAAGTCGTCTCTTCGATTTTGACAGCAACGATATTCCGAATCAACTTCGCGGCCTGTGTTTTGCGATACTCTTCAGCTGCAAGGCTGTCGTCCCATTCAAACTCCTGATGAGTCGGAGACTCGACAGGACGGCTGAAATCAACAAGCGTCTGAGGAGTTAAGCCAAGCTCGGAATGAGACAACTCTTCGCAAACTTCACCGGCTACCTGCGCTGGTGTTTTGTGGATTCCGGAAACTCTGTATTTGTACTCAAACGCTTGCATTTACTCACCTTCCCTTGCTACATGGAAGCATCCAAATTCACCGTTCTTCTCGATACGCCATTCGCCAACGCCGTTCATAAATCCAGCCATATCGATCGCGGTAATGATATCGCTCATTTCGAACATACCAGTCTTAATCAGACTCAGCTCAAGCTCCACGCTCCACTTTCGGAAAGAAGGACGATACCGCAGATCGGCAACCTTGCTCAGACCAATCTTCACGACGTCTTCAGACAGTTCCGGCGGCTCTTCGATATTCAGAATAGCCAGTTCCTGAGAGGAACGAACATGAGCGCCATTCACAGCATTGACATGGAACAGCCTGCGCATGATGGTAGTACCACGAATGAATCCAGCGTCTTTACAGGCAAGAATCGTAGCCTGTTTGAATGCGATGACCGGGAATCCAAACTGTGCACCATTCTCGATGGCATCTTCAAACAGTTTGATTTGTTTTTCTTCGGGCAATCCGCGAACCTCAGGCTGCGGAGTAATCCAGTAAGCCGCTTCTACAAAGTCAGCAAATGGCTCTCTCTTGTCATGTTCCTTAACCTTCTTTTCACGAGCGGACATCTGCTGGTTTGCAAGCATTTCCTTCTTAGCCTTTTCACTCCACGCATGAACGAGCAGGGGTGTATCACCAATAATCTTAATCCTGGCTTTCTCAATCGGAACCGGCTTAATTTCTACACGGGTGCTTGCGGTTTCGGGATTAAAAGTTTCTTCTACGGTCCCATTTTCGGTTTCAATTGTTGCAACCAGCTTTTTCTTAGCAGCCATATTAATCTCCTACTTTTTAATCATTTTCTTTTTTCTTGCAGGTAATGAGATTTGAACTCATACACCAAATTTTTGATGTTAACCTTCGATACCTACGTATATAAAAATTGCCTGAATGCAGCCCGGGGGTTCACCGTGCGGCATCATATTCAACCGCTAACCCTTTACCCGGGATTTTATCGAATCTTACTGCTTAACCGTTACTCGTTAAACTTTACACAAACATAAAGTTTAAGCTTTCAGCTTTGTTCTTTCAGCGTTGAAATATGAACTTTACCGTGGCCTTGCCACGCAGGCTATACACACATATGTATGCCGGTTGAAAACAGCATTCTCCGCCGTTATCTTAGGCGGTCTGGCTGCTCTCACTTATTCATATTTAGCTTATAGCGCAAGCTGTTATTTGCAGGGTTTTAGAGTTTAAACTGGGTGGTTATCCCTGCGGCCACACAGTGAATATGGTTCACGGTTTTCGCATTCAGGCAATGTTTTATCTTAGTATGTCTCGTATTCGATCTCGATCGTCGTCAGGGCGTTCGAGACAGACAGCGCGGAATCTACTTCGGTCATGAAGGAATCGATCTCATCCCGAAGCTTCTTCAGCTCGTTTTCCGCATGAATCGGATCGATAATGTCAACGGTCTGAGAGTCTACAAACTCATTCCGAACCTTCTTAACTTCATCGGACAGGTTCTTCATCTCAGCATTCTCGTAAAGATTGCGGATGTACTGATCGGCACGGTCGTCCAGCTTCTGGCCGTTCTCACGGTCTACGGTACGACGGGCCGCTTCCAGCTGAGCCGAGATCCGGTTCATCAACGCCTGCTTGAACGCCATTCCGTTGGCTTTCATGTCGATGGCTTCGGCGACGGTGTACTCCGTGTCTCCGATGGTCACTTTGGTGACAGCATTGGAGTTGGTGACGGCTCGCTTAATCGCGTTGCGGCGATTAATCAGGGCCGTAATCGACTTCATAGCGTCCAGAGCGGAATTGTTGAAGTCGGAGATGGGCTTGCCGTTCAGCCTGGTGTTACCATGCTTGTTCGTCGTTACGAAGGACGCTTCTCCAATCGCGTCGTTGATACGGGAAGACAGGGTTTTGAGTTCAGCCAGAGCTTTGTGCACAGTCATCTTTTCGTTGATCATTTTTCAATTCTCCTTTTTATCTTTAAATTTTGATATCGGATTGCGGGGATTGATCCCCGAGCCTCGCCCGGAATAATCGGCCGCTTTAGCGGCCGAGCGTTATGCGTCCGGCACGCAATCAACTTGGCAGGAATAATTTCCATCAGCATCTCTCAGCTCAAGTCTGGATGTGTCCATGATTTCAGCCGAAGGATACTTTTCAGTAAACTTAACCATTTTCATCAAAGCTTCCTTTGGTGTCAAACCGCAGAATTCTTCGATGGTATTAATGTCTTCAGGAGTTCCTGAATCATTTTTAAGTTTATTAAGTCTGACTCTTATCATAAAGTCTCCTTTAAGTTATAGATTTACCCAATGAACACAGTCATCTTTTGATTCACATTCTTGGCATTTCTCTCTGCAAATAGACAAATCCCATGGTTCATGGTTTACTATATCAGGTTCTATCTTGCACCAGTCTTTTTCCAGTCTTTCTTTGTGAAAGTTACAATCCTTTTTCATTACAATGTCTCCTTTACACCAATAATTGATCTGCTCCAGCCTTCTCCCAACAAACAGATCGTGCTTACCGCCGTCCGATATTTACAACCTCGCACTACGGTTTTCACAAGAGTAAGCGTCCTATTGGCTCAACATGCCCTTCAATCCTTATAAAAACTTTAAGTTTGTTAAGGATAATAATCATCTATCAATCTATGTTCTGCGGTTCTTTCCAGTTGAAGTCATATTTCTCTTTCAGATACGTCTTTCTGTCCTGAATTTTGATATTCGGGCTGAAAGCATATATATTATCGTCATCCCATGTTACGATCAGCCGGTAGTTTGTCAGTTCTTCGACACGGTTGATCAGGTAGGCACGAAGGTTGTGCCAGCCACCATCATCGTAGTATTTCTTGAGATGGTGCAGATAAGCATTATGCGCGGCTATAATCTTCTTTTCTTCAAGCTCAAGATTATCCAGCCGGCAATTACTGTTTACAAAGAAGTTGGAATAATCTTGCATTCTATTTCACCTTTAATAACATTCAATTTCAAGTCCATCGTCTGTCTCGTTGACAGCGATAATATGCATTGCAAAAAGCTTCTGAAGATCTACCGGATTGTTTTTCTCAGAGTCGTACAGCAACTCTACATGTTCCGGATCTTCGTTCGTAGGAAGGTACTCCAGCACCTTGTACCGGACATTAAAACTAAACTCCGAATTTGCAATCAGATCAAGAACGGGCATTCTTTTTCTCCTTTCTAACACGGTAAACATCCCATGCATTAATCTCTGTTACGTCTGGAATATTGTGAAGCTCAGCGCAGACCTTTGCTTCCGCAATATCGCGGGCTTCTTCGTCATCTTCAGCTTCGACAACAATTGTTTTATCTATCGTAGCAGTTACAGACACTTCGTATGTCATTTGTTTTCCTTTCTATGGGGATCTTTTCATTCCAAAGATTCCTGTTGAAACTCTTTCCGGACATGCATTAATATCCGGCCAAGCATATTTTGACCTTCTCCGTTGCAGACACCCCAGTACCTGTCTCCCCAAGTGTTTTCTTCAACGAGCCGTTCGTTGCCAGTTGCCAGCAGCGCGGCCCGAAGAGAAGGTTCGGAGAACTTGGCCCGGATGATGTCCAGCATAATCCACGGCTTCTGCTTCTCCCAGTCATTCCGGAGCTTAACAGACCGGCCTATTTTCCGCGCCATAAATCCGTTCACGTATCCGTAATTTGTCAGGAACAGATCTTCATCGCTTGGATTGGCGCACTTGGCTACCTGAAAGGCTGTTTCCGCACAGGGATAAACACAGCCGTTATATTCCACTTTGCAAGAATACATATTGGACAGAAAACCATATTTATCTCTGAACAGCATATCGCTCAATCCTTTCTCGCAATCAATTTACTTAAACCGGTTATAAAAATCTCCGACCGAATACAGAAAGAACAGTATCAGGCCAGCAATCAATACCAAGTTTATCAAACCTGTTATCATGTTGTACTTCCTTGTCTGCAAATATTTTTATTTGTCCCGATACTCCAAGAACGTTTCCAGATCTATGTTCAGATTCCGGATCGTTCTCTCTACAGCGTCAAGAAACCTTGAAGACTGTGTATCAAGTATATCTCTCATTTTACGGAGCCGCTCTATTGCGTTTTCGATACTGTTTTTCAACTGTTCGATATCCGCCGGAGCATAGACAGCCGGGGCATGCATCCACGCAATTACTTTCAGTCCTTCCGGAACGTCTGCCCAGTCTTTGCCTGTCCAGTTCTTAAGATCGAGATGTCTGTCTGCGTAAGTAACAAGGTAGACACCTTTAGCAGGAGGCTTATTTGTTTTCCAGCCGTTCATTCTTCATGTTCCTTTTTCTGTAATCTCGATTCCGACTTCTTTGACCCAGTTTTCCAGCCACTTTCTGACATCGCTCGTTTCGTAATTGTTAGCGTTTTCTGCTTTCCAGTCTTCACGGAAATAAGTTTCTCCGACAGCGCAGTTGCACAGGGCGTAGCAGTAATTTTCCAGCACACAAACGATCGTCCACGAATAGCCTGCAAGTTCGATAACGTCGTGCAGTTTCAGGCCGTATGGCGTTTGAACGATCCGCAAAGCCGGACGCACACAACCGCGATCGTCGTCGACATCGTGGTCGTAGAGCAAGCCGTCGTCGTAGTCGTACACGAGTGCTGCGTTGTGCAGAGTGAAGCCGGGCGACCGAAGCCACCACCACCCTCTTATAGCAGAGATATTGTTTTCCGCGATTTCGAATTCTTCTTTCGACAACAAAGTAACTTCTGCAATCTGGATGTCTACAGGGACTCTTGCAACAATACGTTTATTTGCAATCATGCTTGTCCTTCTTTCTCTTGAAAATTTGTCTTTCCTTCTGTTTCGTCCCAAGGTTCAGGCAGGGGCATCCAGGCATTCAACCGCAGTTTAAGCGGCTCTTCTCCCAGCCGGAGATACCATTTCCCGTCGATTAACATTGCGGTGTTAACGCCGCGTAGATACTTGTTTTCGTTGACGGACACAAGGGCCAGCCGATATCCTTCGGGGAGCTGTTCAGACATAGGTATCCAATCACTCATTTTCATTATCCTTTCTTACACATTTTGTGTAATAAAAAGCACAGCCAGAGACACCGAAATCCGAGACCTCTTTATGTTGTTTTTCACAGACACGGTTTTTAATTTTATTTATAAAACTGTGTTCGTCCAAACACTATTGTCCGTCCGAGAACAACAGTATCTGGACCAGTCGCAAAATTAATTGCGGCTGAGATCGTCTCGGTTGAAAGAAGGAAAATCGATAAAGTGGAGATGCTGTGCATGTGTATTTTTGTACACTCTCTTTTATTAAATTAGTGCCCTGACAGGAGATCAGCCTGTCATTAAGACTTAGATGTCGGGGCATGTTCCCGGTTTTTCTGTCGCCCGCCGACTCGCAGCTCCTTCCCTTCCGGGTCTGCTGCACCGATGTCTGGTTTTTCTGTTGCCAGCCAACTTCCATTCCTTCGGCAAAGCCTTCTATGGAATCTGTCGGGTTAATATGCCGGGTCATAACGGACTACTGGAGTTGCACCGACTGAACTCTTGTCCGCATAAAAGATACCGGTTAAAACCAGCATCTTGAAATCGTAAATCAGGCACAGTTCACCGCAATATTTGCAATGTTGAGTGCCGACTGGAAGTCTTTCGCTTCCGCAAGGAAGTTATTGACATGACAGAACGTCATTCCAAGAGACGCATCGGGATTTCCCAGCCACTCTGTTGGAAAGAGTTTCCTTCCGGAGAAAGAACCGGGCATATCCGGAACCGTACGAATGTTCCACGCTCCAATGTTCCTGTTAGACGGAAACACAACAAACAGAATATCAGGATAGTTCTCAAGGATGATATCTTCCCACGGACGATATTCTTCCATGACCATAATTCCATTCACTGCCTTATCGGCGTCTGCCTTCACGAGAGCTTCAGCTTTCGCGGCTGAATTCACCCGGCGGAGCTCAGCTTCAAACACAGGAGTCATAAGCTCTACAGTCTCGAAGAAACGGTCGTTGGAATTTACGTTTTCATCCCAAACCGGATTAAACGCGCCGACCGCAGCGGACAAAGTAGAGCGCCGGACACCGTTATCGGCGGCATCTACAGGCAGGACAAAGTCACGGTCAAACTTAGTCCAGGCAGACTCGTTGTAACACAGTTCCCGGCCGAACTCTTTCCAGAGAAGACCGAAAGCCGCATAAGGAATCTGCTGGAGCTTTCCGTCCTTATTGACGTAAGTCTCTTCACGATATTCTTTACCGATAAGCTGATGATGATCGAACTTACCCTTTCCAAGATCGAACACAATCGTATCTTCGGGAACATCTACCGGGTCACGGGGAGTGCGGCTGATCTGAATCTCCGGATTCAACTTTTTCAAAAGGATCGTGCTGAAAACATCGTCCGCATGAAATACTCCGGAATGTGTAATACCAAATTTGTAGTTGAACATGATTTCCTCCTAAAATTTTAATATTTATGTTAACACTCGATGCTTAGCCAGTCATGGACAGTTGTTCGAATGTGAAATTGAGTTGTAAAGGGACACAGACCAACAACTACCCCAAATTGTTGTCGATCTGTATCCCCTGCAAGGCACCCCAGTCACCCTGCATAAAAATCCCTAAGAGTGTTTTGCCGGCGCAAGACTGTATTCGGCGGCTACAAGGGCCTGCGCACCGGAGAATACAGTTGCAGACAGAAACAGCAGCGAATCTGCGTGTGTACAAAACAGAGATTGGGACGCCAGTCACTGTACAGCCGGCTGTTCCTTGTTGAGAAAGGAGGTGATGCATGCTGTCCGACATGACATCTATTTAACGTGCGGCGCCAGTCACGGCCGATACGTAAAGCCGGGAAAGACGGAAAACGAACCCGCACGGACCGAGTCGGTTTGCTGTACAACTTCTGTTGCTCTAAAAAAGGGGGAATGTGGAGCATAAGGGAATCGAACCCTTGGTCTTTAGAATGCAAATCTAACGCGCTACCAACTGCGCTAATGCCCCGTGTTTTATACCGCCGGCTGAATTTTTCTTTGCGGCCGGCTGAATCCAAGTTTTCCCTATCTTATATATAATATATAATAATATATAATAAGAAAACATAATATGTAAAAGTCAATTACTTAGAAACATATACTTAAAAAACATACATAGTAAAAGATAAAGAATTCTTTTAATCTTATAGAACAAAAGTATAGGTAAAGGAATATATTATTCAATGAATTAAAGTAACGATTTATGTAAAAGCCAAGTAATATAAGTAAAACAAAGAAATAGATAAAAAAAGTAAAAGTAAAGAATTGAATAAGTAAAAGAGATAATTAATTGAAAAAGAAAAGTAAGTAAAAAAAGAAAGTTAAGTAATTGAAGTAAATAAAAGAAGTAAGTAAAAGAAGTAAGTAAAAAAGAAAGATAAGTAAGTATAAAAGAAAGATAAGTAAAAAATGGTAATGGAGAAAGGTAATAAAAAAAGATTTAAATTATTCTTTTCTAAGTAAGAGTCTTATACATGTGTTATTAATTCTGCTTTTATATATTATTGCTTACTATCGATAGAATAGAAATAATATAAAAGCGTTCTCTATATATATAAACTCTCTCTTTCTTAGACGTTTTATTGTATTGTGTTTTAGGTTTAGGAGTATATTACCTCAAGTAATATACTCCGTTAAGAACCGTATAAAAACACAATACAATAAAAGAAGAGTCTAAAAGAAAGAGAGAGAAGAGTAAAAGAAACATAATATTTCAGGTATATCTACTCTGTTTATTAAGAATCTTATTTGTTTGAAAAGAATCTAACTATAAGTATTATTATTCAAAAAAATGTATAGGAGATATAGTAATATACACTGTTTAGAGTACATAATCTATCTATAACATATATATATTATATATAATAAGACCCCTGCGACTCCAGTCTCTTACGGTTATAAGCCTTCTTAGACTGCTTCACACGGGTTACAGGGGAGAACTCCCATGTATTTCTCTTCATCCGGTCAAACTCTTTCTTCTGTTTCTTGCTCATTTTCTCATATAAGATAAAAGTATAGTCCTGCATGTGTCCCATCTCCTTTCTCAGACAGACATCTTTTACTAAAACACAACAGTTATTCTTTCAATCTCCGGAATACACAATCTGTTTCTCCGGAAATGCAGACACGACTGCCATATGCTAGGTTGAAGAGGTAGGTGATGGAATCATTCCTACTGGCCGGAGTTGTCTGCAGCAGATTGAGTCACCCCACAGCAAACACGTACTGTATTTTCTGTGTATCTGCACTCCTGTATTCAATTATACCCCGACAGGAGACAAGCCTGTCATTAATGCTTATGTGCAAGGGCATGTACCATACGCGGCTCAAGGACGGAACAACGTATGGTTGCCGGTAAACCGCAGAGATGTAAACCCGGCTACTCCATTTACAGGCAAGTTCCTTCTCTAACTCTGGAGTATTTGTGCGTTTCGGCTGGCGGATGAGAAGGTGTAGCACCAGACACTCGGTTTAATTTGTAACCCGCAAACAGAATTCACTGAATGATGGACGATTTACACGTTGTGAACGATCAACAGAAACAGGATTTCGATCTCGATATTCTTAAAAAGACCATTCCAAATTCTGAAAGTCTTGCTTTCTGTTTGCGGGAAGAGCTTCCGGTGGGACTTGAACCCACAACCTGCGCATTACAAGTGCGCTGCGCTGCCGTTGCGCCACAGAAGCACACAGCCAATACAGGCTGTGCCGGAAGTGAATCACATTTGAATTACAATACTCCTTCTCAGGCATATTGTAATCCGCATGCTTATGGCAATTCTCTCCGGCGTTGGTTATAACGAAAGTCGTTTCGGAGAGAATCATCGTCGTGAGATTGAGCGAGCCGCTCGCGGCGAGCCAATCCATAAGATACGAGTTCGTAAACCTGTATGTCCTTTTTCAGGTTTAAGAAGCTCGTACAGCGTGTGTCCGGAAAGAGACAATCTTCTCTCTCTCCATTATGGTATTTTTCGAATGCGGAGAAAATTTTCTGTCCGGAATCAGCACACCGGAAGTAAGTCTGAAACGTCTGTAATGTCCATGTACAGACTGTCAAACTCATCGATCAGCCAGTCGTCCTCGTCACAGAGTTCTCCAAAGGGCAGATCATCCAGCGTACAATCGTGAACAGAGTTTGCTTTATCCATGTCTTCGTATGTCATCTTGTTGCTCCTTTGCTGTCTACAGACAGTTCGTCTATCGTGTTTGTCAAAAACTCCTATAACAAATAGAGCTTTTTAACACAATCAGCTCTTCCAGGATGTCGGATGTGAATTTGTTCATCCGGATTCCACCTGAGCTGATTTGTTTAAAAAACACTGTAAGTTATAATAGTTTTCAGGAACGCTTAATCAGCGACCTTGCCTTAGCCAGTCGTTCCAGAGTAGCAGAGCGCTGTTCCTCCGAGACGGCTCGCTTGAAGTGAAGCCTGAGACAGCTTGAAGGGAGCTTGCAATAGATGCATCCGTCGTTTGTCTCCGGCACCGCAAGGATTGTGATTTCGTCCGGATACTGGCTTTTCAGCTTGTAAATTTTGTTAATCCACTTGCGTTCGTCCGAATTGAAGTAAGCGATGTCCTTGTCTACATAGTTGAAACAAGTTTCCAAAAGAAAATCCCTCCCTGTAAGAGTAATGGGGGTAGTAGGACGGGGGGAGACAGGGGGATTTAGAAAATGCCCGCTGGAAAAAAGCCCGGCCACTTATAATGGGCTTGTAAGAAATCCGCCCCGCCAGATTCCTGAGCAGGCTGACGAATCCGAAATTGGAGAACAGTCAGTCATGCTCAGCGGTTAATCAACGGAATCCGTACGCAACGACGGATCCGCCAAAAAAAGAGATCCCAAAAAGCAGGTCCTCAGACATCTCTCTCCATTATGGGATTTTTCGAATGCGGAGAAAAATCTCCGGAGAGTCAGACAAAGAAATTCATAAGCCAAAAGCCAGTCATGGACAAGTAACTTAGAACCGTCAAAAAAAAGGAGCCTGAACCCTTATCGGGCTCAGACTCCTGTGATTTGTCTGTTGCGTGGGATCATGTACTGACCAGTCACGCTTGAAAGTTCTGGGGATTAAACCTCGAAGGGCAGATCGTCAACATCGACGGGAGCCGCAACTACAGCATTGCCCTCAGCGGGTTCATCAGCCCCAGACTCAGGCTTCTTGTCCAGGAGCTGAATGTCGGGGTTGGTGAAGTGCAGGGTGGGGTGAACCTGGTTCTGACGGTCCATCCAGGTCTCCAGGGCGAAGTCCTTGCCGCTGACAGCAATCAGCCGACCCTTCTTCAGGTTCGGAGCCATGGCCGTGGCAAAGTTCCGCCAGAGGGTGATGCGGTAGTAGTCCGTGGTCTGGATGCGCCGGCCCTGCTCGTCCAGCTTGTTGGTCAGGGTGTTAACCGCGACATTGAAGTTGGTAACCGGAGTGGCGTCTCCCTTGACGGTACGGGATTCCAGCACAGCATCCTTGGTGATACGTCCAATAATCATAGCGCTCTTCATTTTTTCTTCTCTCCTTCTCGTTGTTTAAATTTGGTGTAGTTTTAGTTCCGGAGTAAGCTTTACCCATTCGATCAAATGCATCTCTGCATCCCGTCTTGCCCTCAGCTCTCTCCTTACGGAGTTCTTTTTCAAGCATTTCTGGCAGACCGTTTTACGACAGTCTGGGCGTTGTCGTGGTCATGTAGAAACCTCCGCCATGGAATTTCTGAAGGATTACCGATTGTAATTTTTATTTCGGCAATCTTCGCAGGGCTACTTGTAGCGGCGCTCGCGCCGCGAGTTTAACCGACTTGTTTGTTTTTGACCGATTCCGTGGCTGACCCGTTTGTTCGGAGCCGGTCAATAAACTCGGGGGAAGCGGAGTATCGATGACGATATTTAGGAGCATAGACATACGGCTGTCCTATATCATCAGCGTCTACTCCAGCCCGGAGTCTTAAGTATTGCTTTTGTAGAGCGACCTGAGTTTCATATGCCGCTCTCCGGTTGAACCTGTCAGCCGTTATCATTCCTGATACAAAAGCAACAGCGATAAGAAGGACTATAACTGCAATCTGGATCACCATACGAAATCCTCCGGCATCTCAGTGCAGAAACCGTTGTTCATTTCGAACACGGCGTCCCAGTATGCGTCTTCGTATTCATTTTCAGAATCGAAGACTTTCTTCTCCCCATTCGGGAGTTCACGAACGTCATCCATTGTAAGCCTCCTGTGCGGCAAGTTCCGCCTGCTGTCTGGCAAGCTTGTCACAACGCTCGTTATAGACATGGCCGCTATGACCGTCGACATGTCTGAAACGAATTTTGTGATCGCCAGCTTTGCAGGCTGTCAGCAGATTGACCCAGAGATCAGAATTCTTCCATGAACTCTGCTTGCTCTGTTTCTTCCACCGACTCTGCGTCATCATGACGTAAGTGCTGTCCGCTACGATTGTGATGTCGTGCGGACGTTTACAGGACTCGACAGCCTTAATCACTGCTGTCAATTCCATACGATTGTTGGTTGTGTCCTTACAGTTTCCCGTAAGAACAAGCTCTTTGTCACCGACAGTCAGGATCGCGGCCCATCCACCGGGGCCGGGATTCCCTTTACATGAGCCGTCGGTGTAGACGACGATAGCAGACCTTTCCATGTTGCACCTCCGAAGCAACAGAATTTAAAAAAATTTCCGAAAGAGTAACAGAGAGGGCGCCTGCGCCCGTCTCCAGAGTCAAGTCGGGGACAGTAAACGAGAGACGAGACAGAGGGTAGTTGCTCACTGTCAACCTTAACCCTCTGCTCAGAAAAAAGGAGGATGTATGTGAAGACTTGAAACCAAGTCTTTACACCACAGAAAAGCCCAGCAGTTGTCCCGGTCTGCCAGGCTTTGGAACAAACGATCGTCAATCCGACGACCCTTTTGGACGATCAAAAAAGTACCCTGTACTTGCTCAAGGTACAGGGTGAAAGGAGGTTCCCATGCCCCGCTGGACGGGGATGTACAGGTGCTCAAGTCCGAAGGCTGAATCAGTCTCCGGAATCGAACATCTGTCAATACAGCTTACGGGAGATAATCTGCAGAGCGTGTTTCTGGGTCATGATCCGGTAAGGAGTACGCGGACGCGCACCGGTTGCCAGAATCAGAAGAACAGCATGAACATCGCACAGGCCCATTTCCTGACGCTTGTTCAGCGTTTTAATAATTGCTGTAGCCTGAGACTTGCACTTCAAACCGGTCGTATTTAATCCGGCTTCGTGAAGCTGAGCCCTTTGCTTTACTGTAACGGGCTCACGACCTCTGCCTGTGCAGGCTTCAAACGGCGGGATGGTAACATCAAACAAAAACTGGAAATCCTTGACACTCATTCTCTGCATGGAGAGCACCCTTTCTTGGCCATAGGCCATATAAAATTTTTCCGAAAACCGGAATGGAATAGCGCTGATTAATGGCTCAACGCTTTAGAAGCCAGTCTTTCTGGAAACGTCCACCCCGGCCGGAACTGATCATCAGCCGGGGCAGGATTAGGTTACGCAACTTTCTGGGCCGGAGCGTAGAACTTGGAGATCTCAGCCTTGGCCTTCGTAATGAAAGCCCTGAGACTCGCGATGTCCGCTTTGATCTGCAACGCTTCCGCCAGAGCTTCAGCCTTCGCCTTTTCGCTCATGACAGGAATCAGGTTGTGGATTGATTCCAGCCGCCTGGTCAGCGCCTCGATCTCGTTGGTTTTCGCGTAAACGTGCTCCTTCAGCTGGGCAATGTCCTCGATCGTCTTGTACTTCATGGTAGAGCCACCTTTCGTAATTAATAATAATATAAATTGTTTGAAGGAAGATCCTTCGCCGGGGTATTATGTAGCGGCGCTCGCGCCGCGGGGAATAAAATTTTTTTGAAGGAAGGGTGGCGCATGAAATCCGCCCGGATAATCGCGCTGGGGAGGAATCGCGCCGGGAACGGGGCCTTGGAAAAATCCGCCGGTTTAAAGAATCCGCCTGAGAATCCGGAGAGCCCCGCATTCCGAAGCGCCGGGATTCCGCCCAGATAATTTTTTACCTGAGCGTAGCGGTATCGGAAGCAATATTATCCAACCGGATAATTTTTTCCGGAGCGTAGCGGTGTCCGTAGCGGCATGGTCCGACAAGAGACGGGTGACTCACAAGCGAGACAAGACCCGGAGCGGCTTTTAGGAGAGCCACTCGCCGGAGTAGCCCGGAGCCTGCGGAGGGCTGGCGATGGAAGGAACAGTCGGACATGGCTGAGAGACGAAGCTGGGAAATAGTATATGGCTCACCCTTATTATATAGCCGGGTGGGGCGAAAGGGGGCGGTAGCCCCCGTCCCCGCCCTAAGGGCTCGGGAGAACCTCCACGCATGGGGGCTCTACCGAACTCGGGGCAGTTTAACGCCATACCCCAGGGCGAGCAGATCAACGAAGGTACAGATCAGCCACAGAGTATCCTTTCTCTGTGACTGAGATGAAATCAGTCGAACCTCTGCATAGGCGTGAGACGCGGATATTGCAGTTCCAGCTGACTTTGATATATCCGTCCGGATACTTCGCACGGATATTCTTAAAGTACTTGGATGCCATCTCCTGATCATAGAAGACAGCGGTGTGGTATCCCCGGGTGTCATCAAGCTGAGCATAAATCCTGTACATAACTTCCCCTTTCTGCCCGTCTAGCCGATAGCACAGCTTTGTTATTAGTCGCAATAGTCATTGCAGTCGTAGTACTCTTCATCAGAGAACCACTCCGACTCAAACTCTTCATCGTCCGACTCACCGAGTTCGTCCGTGTAGAGCTCTTCGTCGTCCGGATCATCCAGCTCATCCTGCTTGAAGCAGAATAAAGAAGAATCCGGATTGCTACGATCCAGTGCCCAGCACAGTTCCTTGGCAAAGACCTTCAGAACAAACATGGCAAAGGAGCCACGCTTGTCAGCGTCAATACCGTTGGACTTGCCGTTCAGACACAGAGCAGAAGACACGGCAGAATTCACTACCGAGAACTTCTTCTCTGCATCGGTGAAGATGTGTCCGTCATCCGACGCAACCCACTTCGTAGAGCAGGCCTGCGTATACAGGATTTCTTTGCACACCTTCAGGTACTCCTTCCTCTTCTCGATCAGATTCTCGCCTTCCATGCGGAATTCAAGCGCGCAGGCATTGCGCCAGAGAAGAGACAGAAGATCCGACTGAGAGACCGGCTGGCAATTCCGAATCGCATCGAACACGGCCTTGTCCGACGGATTCTTGTCGTTGAACCAGTTATTGGAAAGCTGATTCAACACCGTACCAACCAGCGGAGCCTTCCGGACACTGGTGACACGATAGTTGCCGAAGCTCAGCAGAGCACGCTTCGCCTCGACCCGGTTCCATTCAGCGGATCCGGTATCCAACGCCCATTCTCCGCTGTCCCGCATAACCAGACCAGCGATCTGATCAGTCAGGGACACGGATTCCGGCATGCACTCCAGCTCAGACAGTCCTTTTACAAACTGCTGAGTGTAGGGCATCGGCCGGCTGGGAACTTCCGTCAGGTCGGGATGCGCGTTGGACCACACTCCACGACAGATCTTGGAGACCTGCTTGGAAATGTTCTCCAACCGATCGATTAGCTCAGGAGACACAGAGTTCCCCTTCACCTGATCAATCGCAAGGATCGCGCCCGTCGATGCAAGACTCATCTGATTGAGATGAACCTGCATATCAGCCATCCGTCCTTCGGCATAGGCAACCGAAGCCAGATGACAGCAGAGAGTCGCCAGATTGGCATACTTCCCTACTCCATCGAACTTCTTCGCCTTCCAGAGGTCGTCGTACATCGTCGCGATCAAACGCTCCTCTGTACCGATGACTTCCTTCTTTGCCTTGTCGCCATGCGCGAAGATTACAACAGGAGGATTGAACTCGGTGTACATGTTCTCGGTGGCGGCGATCGCGATGTCATTCAGGATGATCGCAATCTCATCACCGTCTACGTCGCCATCCTGCCGAATCAGGATGTCATCGTAGAAGCTGATCATACACACACCGGGACAGGAAGCGAACTCTTCGACGCACGCCTTGTTCTTCCGAACAGCCGCCGTCTGGTAGTTCGCCGGGAAACGGACCGCCAGGACCTTCCGCTCTTCGGTGTCCGGAACACTGATCTCATCAGCGGCCAGAACACCCAAGTCCATCCGGTTCGGATCAGCGCCGAATACCCAAATCTGAGCAACGGCAACCAAATCCTCTTGAATATACGGATAGGAGCCTTCCGTACGCAGCTTGTTTCCAGCCGCTTCAGCCTGCTTCTTCTCGAAGCGAGTCTGAAGATATTGCTGTATGCAGCTGTTCAGGACCAGCCACGGAGCCTTGCCGAAGAGCTTCGCTACATCGCTCCGCTCTTCTTCGGGCTTGCCGGCTTCAGTCAGAGAAGAGATTGCTCCCTTCATTGTCTTCATCCGGCGGAGTGCTTTCCTGCTACGGGCAGTCATCTTCCGGATGTCAGAGCCCGAAAGATGGACCCACTGCTGGATCAGGCTCCGGGTCAGCCGGCGAATCTTGGTTTCTCCTTCAAGCTCATCCGCCTCTCGAAGGAGATACAGCTTGTTCAGGCTGGGATATTCCTTCGCCATCTCGTTGACACGAGCGACGAACTCTTCCCAAGTAAGGCCGATCTTGTCGAACTTCCAGCAACCTTCTCCCATCAGGATGGGCTTCAGGTTGTTCGGAATTGGCTTGCCTTCAAGCTTGGCCGCAACCTCGATGCAGGAACGGCCATCGCAACCGCATCCTTTGACTCCGAAGCTGGTGGTCTGGCCCCACTGCTTCAGCGGCCCGAGATCGGTTTCGCCATCGCGTCCGGTGTACACGATAGCCCCGTCGGCCATGGTTTTCTCGGCGTCGACGGGACCGTCTCGGAAGACGTTTCCTTCTTCATCGAGATTCCCCACGGTGCGGGCATTCTCGATGTGCCGATTAACCACGATGTCCGGTACGAGCTGGATGTCGGACAACTTGAGCTGACGGCCGGATTCGGTCTTCATCTCACACCGGATGGGACGAAGGATGTTCGCCCGCATTTTCCAGATCGCGGCTCCGTTGACGTCGAGCTTCAGAAACTCTTCTTTCGTCAACGTGAACCAGATCGCCTTTTCATGCCTTTCCATAGACGATGCCAAGCCCATGACGAGCTTTTCATTCTTCTGATGAGATGCAGAACTGGCAAATCCAAAGTAACGGTCAGTCGTGCCATCCTTGCGGATGACGTCGAGTCCAGCAACACCAAAGCGGCGTTCAACCAGCTTCTGGAGACGTTCGATCTCGGCTTCGCCTTTCTTCCGGACGGAACCGGCGAACTGCCAAGGGAAGTTGAACTTCTCCTGGATGTCGTGCTGAACAACGACCCACTCCTTCGTGGGCGTCTTCGCTTCGTAGTCAACTCCGAAGATGTCGGAGCCGATGCTACGGGACATCCGGGATATCTTGCTTTGGTTCTCCTTCATATGGAAGGGTTTCGCCTGAATGGACTCGGCGAAAGAAACCAAAGCGGCGAAGGCGTTGCGGCCCTGCTTCACGATCTCAGGGTCGGGTTCCCGCTTTCCGGTCTTCGGGTTTACTACCCAAAGATCATCTGCGAGACCCTTCAGGTCGAAGAGCCGTCCGGCATACTCATCCAGAACTACGCTGGAATCGAATGCACGAAGAGAAAAGCCGACGCTGGGTTCCCGGGAGACGATCTTTTTAGAATTCCTAGTCATGATTAGCCTTCTTTCTGGCAGTTATACTGCCTGTTTCGTCCGGGACTCCCCGGCTGTAGCCCTGAGTGTGGGCTTGCGGCGTTTACGAACGCCTTGCTACGAAGAGCATTAACGGAGTCTTTCTCGGAGACTCAACCAAAGCCGCTTCCCACGGCAAGGCCCTGTTATCTAAGCGAACAGAAAACGCTTGATTCATCCCATGTGCTTATGGTAGAATCTAGAGACAGAAGCTTATTCGGCTTCTTCCCACAGCGCGTAGGCGGCGTCGTAGGATTCACACCGGATCAGCTTCCCGTCGATGACGATGGCGTAGTCGTCACCGAACCGCCGAATGTCCGGCATGGTGTTCACCTCCCCACATGACGAGAGCAATGACATCTCCTAACGAGATATCTGTTTCCTCGTCTAGATCCCAGTAAACCTCCCAAAGGTACCCTTCTCCGTCCTCGACGACGGTGAAGAGATTTCCATGATTGTCGAAGTTAATCTCGACAACCACGGCTGCTTTGGGGTAGAAGTTTACTTCCGCAGAAGCGAAAGCGCAGAAAACCAGAGAGACAACCAGCAGAGTGACAGCGACGAACTTCTTCATCTTCGAAGTCCTCCTTTCAAATTATCAAGCCGAAGCCTGAACTCAGGAGCCCCGCAGAGCTCCTGTCCTCAAACTTCGTTAAGGATGGATAAATATGAAAGCAAGGAAGAACAGAACAACAGTAATAACTGAAGCTCCGATCTCCCAATGTCGCACGCAGAGATACACGATCCCTGCGGCGGCCCCTACGATAGCCGCCGCAGGAAGGAAGCAGGCAAGGATCAAGAAGATGTCGTACATACGGTACCTCCTTAATCCACGAAATCGGACAGGTTCGAGTTGCCAGTAAACTCGCAAACGAACTTGCCGATCTCCTGTCGATTGGACTCGTCTCCGGAGAAAAGGAGATCGAACCCATGGTCACGACAAATCGAGTTCAGTGTTTTGACACCGTTGCACGCTTTGTCGTGTGAAGCGTGTTTCGCTTTGTCCTGCGACGACGACATGTAGTAGTTATACATGCCAATGTCGTTGCTTTCCATTGCATCTCTGCGTCCAGAGATTACTTCGATGTAGGGAGCACATTCCTTTTCATAGGAATCCACATCGAAGCCTGCTTTGCGGAGCTGTTTCTCCGCGTTCTGATTGTAAAACTTGTACATGGGTTACCGCCTTTCTGCCCTAAATTTGGGCTTGATTTTTCGCGGCACCTCTGATACAATACTTCATGGGTGACGAACCCTGAAGTACCGTGTCATGCGGTGCCTTCTTTCGGCGGCCGGTTGCTCAAGCCGGCCGCTCTTTTTGTTCAGAAAACCAAATGGCTTCCCGTGACGCACGTCTCACGACGTTCGTTTCGACCCGGTGCCGCCGGGCCATCATCAGACGGGTTCGACGCAAGTTGCGCATCCTGCAACTGCGTCAAGATTGAGATCTGCAAGTCCGTGCGTCTGGGCTTCGCGCGCCAAAGCCAGCGCGAACCAGAAGGGCGACTGATCCTTCTTGATGAAGGAATACAGCTTTCTTGCTGACTCAATGTCCATGATGTATTCCTTCTGGAGATTCGCGTCCTCCGGAAACTTCATAGACTCCACTATCGGGTGAAAGTACACTCTCATATTCCCGGTAGCGACGGACATGTTCTGCCCGATTGCATCGGACATAGGATCAAACTCCCATGTCCGGCCGCGTCTGTACTCGGTGTCAAACTGGACACCGTACATTCCATCGAGCGTGTCAACGGAGATGCGAGCCTTAACAACTTCCTGATATACAGTAGTCATGGGAATACCTCCTAAGATTTAATGAGATTAAGCGTGGTTAACCCGCGTCCACGCCAAAGTCTTGGATTTGTTTCAAGTGCATAACCAAGATATATGCAAAGGATGTTTGTTTGAGCGGTCATCCAGCCGCTGTCAAGTCATTCGCCAAGAAGCTCCCGAAGGATCTCGTTGGCGATCCGGACACCCATGCAGTCGTAGACAGCCGCGTCCGGGTTATCCTCGTCCATCCACGCGTTCGCTGCGTTCAGGATGAAGTCAAACTTCACGCTCTCGAGCTCTGCTCGATCGCTGTGAAGTCCACGAGGATAAAGGGTATACGGAGCATGGAACATGGAGTACCTCCTGTAAGCGAATTCCGTGACGGGCTTGCCATCATCAGGCCGTAGGGAGCCACCACTACGACGACGCCTGTCTCACGACAGTCGTTTCGGCATAACGAAGAGATGATTTTGCATGTCTGCACATGCTTCTTCAACACTAGAGTAGGTTTCCGGGTACGCCACCGGGGCTGTGTTTACCCCGAAGGCGATCAAGTTCTTCACACCAGGAACTTTCGCAAGTTCCATCGCTGCTTCGATCGCATCTTCAACGCAAACGAAGTCGATTTCCTGTGTGAATTTACCAAACTTATAAGAAACGGACATGATTTACCTCCAAGCGACGCCTGCCGTTGCCGGTTCAGGGCTTACTCGCAATCGTAAGAGAGACCAAATACCCAAAAATCCGATGAAACATCGAAATCCGGTTTGTTGGCTCTTTTACGTCAGGATATTTCGTTATATCCCTCAAACCACCAAATTGATTCTTTCCAACTCATTTTTAAATTTTAATCACCATCATCCCATTCCCCATTCTTTCCAACTCATTTCCACGTTTTTATTCCCATTCCCCATCCCTTCCAACTCATTTTTCAATTTTAATTACTACCATTCCTTATCCCCATCCCATATCCCATATTTCCGTCTCTCAATATGTGTCGTTTTTACCCTATGTTATATAGAAAACACGATACATATCATCTTTCAATAGCCTTTCCCGTCTCTTTACACTGAAATAAAAAAGCATGCTTACATACATGTGTTTTCACAATCAAATTAAATTTCTCTCCATAGAAACCAAATCTAGACATCTCTTTCTCAAACAACATCCGTTCGCTTTTCAGTTTTTCGATTATTTTCCGATTCTCCGATTTCGAAAACGACCATAAAGGAGAGAGAATACCGTTTTCTTTCTCCATACTATCAGATTTAAATTGCATGTTTCGCATAGCAGTTATTGCATGCGGTTATTGCAGTTAAACATTTTAGACAATACGATTAAGGAGTTGATTAGGAAAATGTCTGAAAAAACAAACATCAAACGCAGTAACATTCCGAACAATGCGTTTGACATCGAATATCGCACCGAATGGCGAGAGGAAGTTGATTTCCTTGCAAGCAGAGGAATCTATTACACCATTCGTAAACTGGAAGGTGAATACAATATCCCTGTTTACAAGTACACAAAGACGGCTGATTTGTTTATTGCGCTGGCTGACTTCTATATGCGGCGTCGTCGCAATATCAAATCCAAGGCTACCTTCAAAGGCTTTAAGAAGACCCCGTATGAAAAGCGTACTGTCCAACAACTGTCCTTTTTAACAAAAGACGGTAATCTGGACGAGCAATTTGTTGCAGATCTGAAAGGATCGGACGCAGACGGAGATACCTTAAACATCTTGGATAAACTCGACGAAGACAAACCCGTGTCTTCTGTAAACGCAGAACCTGAACAGGCGGCTGTTCAAATTCCCGGCAATACAACAGACGAGGACGACACGGAGTAATAGCCATGGCGACTGTTCTGTCCAAAGCCCGTAAGACACAAAAAAAGCCGCCTGCCACCAGAATGTGCCTTCGCTGCCATTGCGTCCGGAACCTGTCGGAGTTTTATTCCAACAGGGACTGGATCGATCAGGCAGGCAAAGATATCTGGTGTAAGAAGTGCATCTCTCAGATTCAAACGAAAGATGAGATGCGGGAATACTTCTTCGAAAACCATCGCAAATGGGACGAACGCATCTGGGACAATGCACAGAAAAAGGCTGAGATGCAGGCTGCCAAGAACACCGTCTATCAGAAGTCAAACGATGAAAGACGGAGAATTATTCTGGAAGCTCTGACATGCCAGATGGTTCCTTCCATTATGCAGATTCATTATGCTTATATCGACAATTCACAGGACATTAACGCAAATAGCTATCAGGAAGCGAAGGAAGCTGGAAAGATTGTTGAACTGGACAGTGTTCGGAAACAAGATCCCAACATAAAGACCTACAATGCGTTTTTCAACGGAGACTTCAAACTTTCCGAGCTTGAGTATCTGATGAACTTCTACGAAGGTCTGAACAAGGACTTCGATCTGGAGAACGCGGATACAGCGCTGCAGGACAACGCAAAGAAACTTGCGAAGTCCGCTTTGACGGCAGACAAGGTTCAGAACGACTATCTTGCAGGGAGATGTGCCATGCAGGATGTTACAAATGCCATGAACGCATACAACTCCCTTCTGACGATAAGTAACTTCGCTGCCAACAAACGGAAACCCGGAGAGAAAAACGGACTGAGCAGCTGGGCTGAAACAACACAATTTCTGGAAACCCACGGCCATCCATGCATTAAAAAGATCGAATGGGAGAAGGATGTTGTCGATGCCACGCTGGAAGGGCTCGGATATATTATCACATCCATGAGAGAGGACAGGGAAGGTGATCCTGAATGACAGCTGTTGAACCTCGTCGTGCGGATACCCGTTCAGGTACTCTCAACAATCTGGATGCGGCCGAAGAGCAAATCATCTATTATCGTACTCATATGGATATGTATGTTGAAGACGCATATGCTCCTACCAAGCTCACGCCTGTTCAGCATGTAATTGTCCGAGGAATCGGTAATGCTGTTACTTCGGCTATTGTCGCTCCCCGTGGATACGGCAAGACGTGGATGCTTGCCAATATTTCCGTATCTCTTGGGTCACTGTATCCTGGAACAAAAATACTCGTTGTTGCTCCGACTGCAGATCAAGCTACCCGTATTGCGGAAAAGATCCGGGATCTGGCAAACGAGAACGAAAACTTTGCTAACGAAATCAAGATGACGAATGCCAAGACCTATGTCTCCATTGCAAAAGACAGTTCAACCTGTACGTTAAAGAACGGCAGTATTATAGAGTCTGTTGCAATCGGCAGTGCGCGTTCCCGTCGGGCCAAACTTGTTATCGTAGACGAAGCACGGGACGTGGACATGGATGTTTTAAGAAGCGTCGTTCTTCCGACCCGTAACGAAACCCGCTACAATCCAAGGTCATACGAGTTTGAAGATTTCCCTTCCAAGCTCGTTTATATTACTTCTGCCTGCCCGAAGAGCTTTGCGTTCTACAAAGAATTCGAACGGATCGTTCAGGAACGGGCTCACGGCAATCTGGACTATTTTGTATGTGTTCTGGACTATCACACTCCCATACGGGAAGGTCTGACGACAGAAAAATATTATCTGGATGAAAAGAAAAACAATCCGGAAGCCATTTTCCAGATGGAGTACGAATCCAGATTTCTCGGTTCGTCTGCGGAGTCAGCGTTTCCTTACGATCTTGTTCAGAAATGCCGGACGCTTACCAATATCGAAATGGAACAGCCCAAAGGATCGAAGTCCAGATATATCATCTCTCTGGACATTGCGACTTCCAAGGCGAAAGGATCGGATAACAGTATTCTGATCGTGCACAAGTTCAACGAGAAGAAAGACGGTTCCTTCAGCCGGCAGGTTGTCCACATTCGTCCGTATAACGGAAAGCCGCTGGATTTCCTTGCGGAAGAAATCCGCAAGTATTATCATGTCAAATTTCCAAACACGGAAAAGATTGTATACGACGCCCGTGGACTGGGAGACAGTTTCGATCGGTTCTTCGACCGGGTGTGGATCGATCCCGAATCCGGGAGAGAATATCCTCCGTTGGTTGTAGACGATGAAGATCTTACGAACCCGGATGCCGTTCAGGTCTTGCATCCTTTCCGGGCTGTCAACACATTAAACCAGCGGATTTATTCCAACCTTCGTGTTGCTCTTGAAAAGAACACAATCGAACTTCCCGTCTCCTATCGGACTGCTAAAGAGAGACAGTCTGAAGTAGAAGAAGGTAAGCGCATGACAAAAGAAGAGCTGGACAATTTTGTTCAGGCGGATGCGCTTCAGATCGAAATGGGGAACATCGTTCCCAAGACAGGTATCAGCGGGAACGTCCTTTACGACGTTCCGAAATCCGGAATGCACAAGGACAGATATTCTTCTCTTGCGATGGGAAACGATTATATTTCCGAGCTTGAGAAGAAGAATATCGAGTCAAAACGGCGCGGAGTCGGATTTATCGGCTTTGCGTCAGGATTCTAAACGAAAGGAGTGATGCCAGATGGGCCTTTTAGATCGGTTGTTCAGACGCAACGCTCAACAGGCGTCACGACCTGTTGTAGATCCAAGCAAGATTGTTGTAGGGGCCGGAGCGGAAGCAGAGATGTATGCCGCTTTCGACAACTCGAACATTACCTACTCCGGTGAACTTGCCGGATATGACTATACGACTATCCTGAAAAACAAGCAGGATAACATTACTTCTTTTTATCAGCTGGCGGACTATTACGCCGACGCAGATCCGATTGTACGGGGAATTATCGAACATGTATATGTCCCCTACTCTACCTGTTCGCCGTGGTATCTTACAGGTTCCAAGGAAAAGACGTACGCGCTGTTTGAAGAGCAGTACAAGAGAATGCGGCTGAGGGAAAAGATGACCGGCATCATGAAGGAAGCGTGGAAGTACAACAACGTATGCTGCTACCTGAAAGACGGAGATCTTATTACGCTTCCTGTCCACAAATGGAAGATCGGTAACGTGACCTTTAACGGAACGCCTATCGTTGAATACGACTGTCAGTCTATTATCAACGAATTCAAGACAAAAGGTTACAGCGTGAAGGAAGACTTTGTTAAAGACAGTGTTGTGGAAACCGCTTTGCAGGGTTATCCCGAAGAAATTCAGCAGGCTGTGAAATCCGGCGAGCAGTATGCCCAGCTGAACCCTGAATATACTTTTGTTCTTCAGGGGCCGAAAGAAGGCTGGATGCGTTACGCCATTCCGTTTATCGCCGCCGCGCTTCCGGCTCTTGCCAAGAAGGAACTTATTTCGGCCTACGAGAACGCCCTTCTGAATATCGGTAAGAGATCGTTTGTACATGTTACCTATGGAGAGAGCAGCAAGAGTCAGGATATTCTGCCCGACGAAAAACAGCTCAAACAGGTTTACAATATTTTCAAGAAGGCTATGAACGACTTCCCTCTCGCCGTGACCAATCATCTGGCAGAAGCGAAAGTTATTCAGGCTGATCTGGATGACCTGTTCCAGTGGAACAAGTACAAAGATGTCAACAACGACATTCTCTCTGCCGGAGGTGTCAGCGGAATTATTGTCTCCGGGCTTTCCGAAGACGGTTCCACCTTTGCATCTGCGCAGATCAGCATGCAGACGGCAGAAACACGTATTAACGCCATGCGGGATGAATTCTGCGAGATGATGAACAAAATCAACGAAAAGCTGACAGAGTTCATTCCGAACACATATAATCTGAAGGAGATTCCTGAGTTCCATTTCCAGCCGCTTAGCATGGAAGGCAAGAAAGCGCTTCGTGAGAAGTGCAATGAACTGTGGACACAAGGTGTCATTTCCACCAGAACCATGATGACGGTGGAAGGCTATTCCTTCGAAGCCGAAAGGAAACAAAGAGAACAGGAAGCCGGAGACGGTACGGATGAAGTGTTTGCTCCCAGAAACTCGAAGCAAGCAGTATCAGACGACACTTCTGACAGTTCTCAAAAGGGACGTCCCACCAAGGATGACAGCGAACGACAGAGCGATCCTTCCAAGTCAGAAACGGGACGGCAACCCAAACCAAGTAATCCGGAAGGGTCCGAAAAACAGGATGACACCGGATAATATAGATTGTTATGCGCATAATATCGGTTAATACACAGGACGTTGCTCTGTGCGCCCTGTTTAAATAAAGAAAACAGAAGCTTTTCATGTTCATGGTGAACAATAAACCTAGGCTGCCGCTGTCTTAAAGCGGATTACGCCGGGCATCCTCTGCGTGTAAGTCCCGGCTTTTCATAAAAAAAGGATAAAAGGAGAATACGACTATGTCTAATGCGATTGCTTCCTGGGATGTTTATGTTTCCTACAATATGCCGCAGAAGGTTGCGACTGCTGTCGGCAAGCTGGCCGATACACTCGTCGGAGCTGATTATCAGCCCATTGCCTATCTCGGCTCTCAGACCGTGAACGGTACAAACCATGCCGTGCTGGCAGAGCAGACTGTGCTCACCGGCCGTGATTCCAAGAACATTGTTGTTCTGATTTTCAACGAAAAGCCCTCCGATATCGACCTGACCCTCGTTGCCGTTGAGCGCGTTGTTGAGGGTGGTGACACTCTGGGCGGTGTAGCTGTTGACGTTCAGACCGAACTGTCCGAAGAAGTAAAGACCCTCTGGGCTGATGCCTTCAAGGGATTTGTCGGCTCTGAGATCAAGCCTTTTGCCTATCTGGGAAGCCAGACCGCCAAGGGTGTAAATCACATTTTTGCGGCTACTGCTAAAGCGGTTTCTCCGAATGCGGCAAACGAAGCCGTTCTGGTTGTTGTCAACGCTGTGGAGAAGACTGTCAAGGTTGTGGATTTGCTTGCGAATCAGCACGCAGCCGCATTCGGTTATTCCTTTAACTGGCTGAAGACAGCCGTTATTTAAATTGTTCGGGCGTCCTTTGTGTGTAAGTCCCGGTCAATATCTCCAGTCGAAAGACTGTTGATATAGATTCGCCTTCGATCTCCTCTGCTCCCACCATTGGAAATCGAAAGCATGAAGGAGATCAGGTTATGAACAAGCTTGTGTTTGCTTCCGTCATCTCCGAAATCCAACAGTCGGATATTTTCATGACTGTAAAAGCACGCATATGCGAAGCGCCTGCGGCGAATCTGAATGGTGCTAGAGTTACCGAAGCTTTCATCGATGAAATCGTCGGAAACCCTGATCGCTATGTGGGCCTGCCGTTGTACGCAGACGTAAGAGCTCTTACAAGTGGCAACTATCGCCGACTCGGCCATCTGTACGATAGCAAGACAGGCGAATTCCATTCCACGCAGATCGGATCTTTCTACCAGTTTGAAAAGGAAGAATTTAAACAAGGCGAAGAGAAGGGTTGTTACCTTGTCGGTTATGCCCGTATCGCAAAGCGAAACAAGAAGCTGAGCAAGGCTATCTCCGAATTGTTTACGGACGGTGCTCTGAAATTTTCTTTCGAAGTCGTCGTTGGCGAATATGAAGAACTGGATGACGATACGATCCTGATCGACGCGTCGGATAGTAATTACTTGGAAGGGACGGCCATTGTTACCTTCCCTGCTTGTGAAGAAGCTGTTGCGCTTGAATTAGTCGCACAGCGTAAAGCAGATGACACCGAAGGAGGTGAAAAGGAAATGGCGGATACCAAGGTTGCAGAAGCTGTCGAAGTAAAGACGACAGCAGAAGCTGCAAATCCTGAAGCGGAAAAACCCACGGAAGCTGTTGCTACGGTAAACGCGCAGGGCGAAGTCGAAGTCGTTGAAGAAACGGCTGAGACTGAAACCGCACATGTCGAAGAGGCCGCCGAAAGCAACTCCGAAAATGCTGAAGGCGCAGAAGAGCCTGAAGCACAGCCTGAAACGGCTGAAACACAAACAGCAGAAACTGTTCAAGAAAACGCCGCCGTTGTGATTCACGAAGTCCATCGGGAACAGCAGAGCACCTATGCTTACGATACCGAATCCGGTGTCGATGTAAGTCAGATCGTATCTGTTGAAACCAGTGTGTCTCACGTTGAACCCGACGCATCCCTTGTGGAAGCGGATGACGGTATTCATATCGCAACTGTTGAAACAGCCGAAGATCCCGATGCCGGGGACGGTGGGGCAACGCCGTCAGACCCGGACAATTCCGGTGAGTCCGGAGACTCTTCCACGGAAGATCCCGTCGCAGAAAATGGCGACGCAAACGACTCCGAGCCCGCTGCTGAAGATCCGGTTCTACCCGGCGAAAAGGAAAAGAAGACTGCGGAACAACTGATTGCGGAACTCGCAAGCGTTGTCGAGAGTCTGAAGGCTGAAGTCGAAGAGCTGAAAGCTCAGAAGACTGTTGTTGCGGAAAAGAAAACAGTTACCGCAGAAGTAAATCCGTTTATCGATTCGATCTCTACGGAAGGGACAGGTTATTCCCTTCTGAAGAAGACCGCGCGCAAGGAGCACACTTCCTATTCTCTGCTGACGAAAGCGTAAGCAGAAAGTACAGGAAAGGAATAGCAGATGTATTATATTCATGGGCTCTCTTACGAGCCATTGTTTAACGTACTTAGCCGTATGCATTATCGTTGTGAGAACGAGAAACATGCACAATACAAAGACTATGGTGGTCGTGGTATAACCGTGTGTGATGAGTGGTCTATGGATAATGCACCTGCGTTCATTTCCTGGGCTAAAGAATACGGCTGGCAACCCGGTTTGGAAATTGACAGAATAGACAATGATAAAGGATACAGTCCTGATAACTGTCGTATTGTGACAAGAAAAGAAAACTGTCGCAATAGAAAGTCAAACCATAAAGTCGAGATTAACGGAGAGGAAATGCTTTTATGTGACGCTGTTGTAAAATACGCAGTTTGTCCCAAGAAAGTATTCGAAGCACGTTATTACCATTATAAATGGTCTTTAGCAAAATCTTTGTGGTATCCATACATACCGGGAAAGCCAAGACCGGAGAAAAGAAAATCACAATGAAAGGAATGAGCAATCATGGCTTCTGGTTACATGAGCAAGTTACAAGGCTATGTTTACGCCGGGAACTTCGCCAATGGCGCAGCAAATCCCGTACCGAACGGCCTTATCATGGTGCAGGGCACTGGTAATGATGCCGATAAGCTGGTTTTGCCGGCTGCCGACAACACAACCAAGTTTGTTTGCACCGAAGTCACCGATATGTACGGTGGCGTTGTTGCCTATCGTTTCGAAGTTCAGGAGATTTCGAAGCGGTATTATTTTGTTGAAAACTCCTTCCAGTACAACGTGGAAGAGTATCAGGAGTATGACAAGCGGAATTACACCCAGCCTGTCGGCGAACTGATGCGGGCCCACGCTCTGCTGCTGGGTGAAGAGTTCGTAACGAACTGCGTGACCGGCACTCCTGTCGTGGGCACCGCCTACGGCATTAAGGCCGATGGCACCATCGGTTAAGGGGGTGTAGGTTATGAGTGAACGCATCAAGATTGAAAAAGGCATGCCCATCATCAATGTGATGGCTGCCATGGTTCGCAACGAGCGGGTTGATTCCAACCTGACCGACGAAGCGAGTGAAATCGTGCACAAGCTGGCTGAGGACATGAGCCCCCAGAACATGCACGAGCTGGGCCAGATCATCTCCTTTACTGTGGATGAGACCCAGCAGAAGGCTCTTGATTTCATGAACCTGTTTGCGGATGTCCGCAACGTGTCTCTGGGCGATCGGCCGATGTACCGGTTCCCCACCAAGGGCATCAAGGCCTTTATTCAGGCTACCGGCGCTACGACCGCCCGCAGCTATGTGACTGACCGTCAGTTCTCTCTGAACACCTTCGAGATCAGCTCCCGGCCCGCGATCAACATCTGGGATATCCGGATGAATCGTATCAATATGCCCGATCTGATCCGGCAGGCGAACGATCAGTTCACCATGCTGAAGATGAAGCATGTAGAAAGGGTGCTGCACAACGGCATCACCTACTACGGCACTCCGTGGTACGGCTCCAGCACCGGCTCCCTGTCCAAGACGGCCATCGATACTCAGCTGAAGCATTTCCGTCGGCTGGGCAACGTGACCATCATCGGCGACTCTGTCGAAGATTTCTTCGGCATTCAGGGCCAGCCCATCAACTCCAGTACTGTGCAGTACAGCGGTTCTCTGCTGGATGAGATGAACCAGAACGGTTTCATCGGCAAGTACAACGGCAACAACCTTGTGAAGCTGCAGAATGCGTATGATGACGACGGCGTGACTCCCATTCTGAATCCTGCCTGGTATTACATTCTGGTCTCCGGTGTAAGCCGTGATCAGATGAACCTGAAGGTTCTGAACGAGGGTCCCGTGTACTCCATGACGCAGCAGACCATCGACGACCACACCTTCGAGACTGAGCTGACCCAGCGGTTCGGCTCCGGCTTCGCGGTTGGTTCTCATCCGACCTGCGGCGCTCACGAGATCCTGTAATTCCGCCCAAGTGTTAGCTCGTACTAACAGAGAGGTAAATAAAAGGGGAAGCGGCTCAAAACCGCTTCCCCTGTTTTAAAAGAAAGGTAGAAGGAAATGGACAGTAGCAAGAGGGTGCTTGTGTTCAACAACTGCAAGCATGACATCGGCACTACGCTGATGAACGGGGCCAGCGTTAATATTCCGGCTGGCAAATTCGTCCCCATGACTGCGGGGGATGTGTTGTACATCGAAAGCAGATGCAACAACAAAAAGGTGTTCTCCAGCGGTATGTTCATCGCAAAAGATGAATCGGGCAAAGAACTGACTCTCGAAGAGATCGGCGGATTTACCGATTCCTATGCCGCAGAGAATCAGAAGCATTATTCTGACGACGAGATCGAAGCCAATCTGAAGAAGCCCTACAAGGCTTTTGAGTCGTGGTTCAAGAAAATTGAAGACCCGGCTGAGATTGATGCTGTCAGGCTTGTCATCAAAGAAAGGGAGATCGATCTGCCTGCAAGCAAGCTGAAGCTGATTCAGGCGAAGATTCCCAACCGTGACATTCTCGACGACGACGAAGACGAATAAGGAGTGAGCGCCTATGCTGAATATCACAGATATGGCAGAAGAACTGAGTGAGATAACAGTAGCGCAGGAAACTCCTGAAACATTTACCGCAAACGACTATGTCAAAATAGTTGTCCGGGCTGTTAAACAGTTCTTTGTCGACATTAACTACCCGGAAGAATATCATTATGAATATTGGACAACCAACGATGAAGGCGAATTGTGCTACGATCGGGACTTTACAGTTACAGAAGAACGCTACGTTGAAATACTGGCGCAATTAAAATTCTTCGAGATAGTAAGTCTTCAGTACAGCGATATGGTCAGCTACTCGACAGACGCATATTCTGTTGCCAACGCTGATAAGCCATACGCAAACCTGAAAGACAAAATTGAAAAGCTTGAGCATGAGCGCCGCATCGTTTTCAATAAAATGATTCGCTATACACTTGGCGAGTCGTAAAGGGTGAAGGAAATGAGCGATTGGACAGTGAAGATCGAATTTAAGAACGAGAACCTGGAAACAATCGTGGAAAAGGAATATGATTTTATTCAATATACCGATATGCTTCAACTGGAACTGAAGCGCATCATCATGGATATTGAAGACGCCTTTTATATGTTTTCAGGGAATAAACAAAAGGATGACTGGGACGAAGACCTGAAACAACGGTTCAGGAAGATTCGTCACAAGTTACTGGATCAGGCAAACGCAATCAAGCGTCTGCCCCAGACTCTTACGCACGACGGACACTCCCCTAACGAAGTGAACGCCGGAACGTATTTTGCAAACCTATTCAATTAAGAAAGAAGGTGCGGTCAGATGTCTGTTCCTTATGTTCCTGCGGCATCGAGCATGCGGTTCAAGGTTCCGCGAACACTGGCCGCAGACTTTACAAAGTTTCTGAATCATGATGTTCCCAATGCCGTAATGGACTTTGTCGTTATTCAGGACTGGTACGCACAATTTGAAGAAGATTATGAAGAGCGTATAATCCGTGGAGAAATTTATGCGGACTCTACCAAGAGCCGCTATGAAAACACAGATAATAACATGAACTTCCGGGCGGCAGTTGACAGCGGAATTCGCAAAGGAGACATGCTGATTCAGCCTGACGGAACAATTTTCGTTCTGGACTGGTTTGTTGCTCTTCAAACCAACAATGCTCCTTCCCGGGCTGTACGATGCAATCTGAATCTTGAAATCAAGCGATTCAGCAATCAGGAAGCGGAATACGACGAAGACGGCTATCTGATCCACAAGCTGGAAGAAGGCTGGAAAACGGTTGTGCCGTCTATTCCATGCAATGCATATCGTTACGATGGGCGTCCTGAATTTGTGGCCGTGTCCGGAACTCCGGGCTCTATTCCCAACGCCTTAACGCTGATCACAGTTCAGTACAACAAGCATACGAAGAACATCCACATTGGAGATCGTTTCCAATGGGGGGACGAATGGTATGAAATCGTGGATATAGGCCGCGTGGGAATTGATATTACAGAGAGCTTCGGGACTTTGAAAATTCAGGCTAAGAAGGCGGCTGGTGGCATTGAGTATAAGAAGTGACGCCACAAGCATTCTGGCCGGGAAGCTGAACAATTTTGTTTCCCTTGCCGAAAGTCTTGGCAGGGCCAGATTCCTCGTCTACAAGTCAGAAGTACCCGCACCGGGGGAAGGTGACTGGGCAGCCGAAGCTGAATGGGCTGAAATGGATGCTATTGCGGAGTCCTTCCGATGTGAAATTAAACAATCTGACGGCCAGTTCTCTTTAATGTTCTATATGTATGAACGTGATCCCGGAGGATTTCTGGAAATCGTAGACGCAGGTATGCCTGCTCCTCTCGTAGGCGGAGATAACGGAACGGCTCATAGGCCGGACGGTTCTACATATAAATCACTGGCTCCTCTCAGCGCATACGGGAAACCTCTTGATGGAAGCGATGGAAGACCGGACTTTTCCAAAGAAGGTACCGGCGTTATCAATGAAATCAAAACCATGCTGAAGAGTTTATTTCATGATTTCTTTATGGAAAAGCTTGAAGAGACAAAGGTTGAAATCAAGAAGCTGGCAAAGCAGGAACTTCAGTCAAGAATACATAATGCCATAGGAGGTTCATAATGCTTGGATGGATAAATAACTGGAATAGAATTATCCGTACTGTAATCTTCAAGGATTATGAGCTGAAACAACTGATGAAAATTCCAGCTAAAACCGGAGTTATACAGTTTACGGATAATTACTTTATTCGGGCAGGGTATACCAACAAGTTACTTACAGATGAAGTATGCCGTGTTGTCTACTCGGACATACAGGGAACGGATACACCTGTTTCCAATGTAAAACGAAATATGATGACGTTCGATATCTATGTGAAGACAGACGAACTGCGCAATGTCGGAGATGACGGACTTCAGCTGAGAACGCACCTGATTGCGGAACGGCTGAATTATCTTCTGACAAAGGAACGCTATCTGGCAGAGACCGGATATCGGTTCTGGATTGCGGGAGACTGGGATCTCGGAACAAGAACGTCAGGGTATTCAAGGTATACCATTGCTTTTTATTACATGAAGGTCTATTGACTTTCTCCGCCTGAGACAAGGGCGGATTCTAAATACTTTCTCCCCGAGCTGCGGGTGAACAGCAAAGGGTATTTGAAGGCCTCAGTTTTGGTATATCAGGTCGCATTGCTTGTGGGAGAAGCACAGCGGCTCGATATGAATAAACATAAAAGGAGGCCATGAATTATGGCTACGTATGTTGCAAAATTCAGAGGGTTAGCAAAATAGCTCTTTCATGCAGCAATGCATGTCAAAATCACACTTAAACGGGGAAAGTCTGTAAAAGAACGGCACTCTTTTATCGACAACCTACCGTGCTAAATAACATATTTCCATATATTATAAAATCTATTTCTTCGCATTCGAAAATACCATAATGGAGAAACAAAAAGACAAGGAGATATATTATGGTAATTGAAAATGGAAAATGGACTGTTTATGTGCACATTAATAAAGCAAATGGCAAAATGTATGTTGGTGTTACATCTGAACAGTATCCAAAACATCGCTGGGGTTCAAAAGGAATAAATTATCGTGGTTGTGTAAAGTTCTATCACGCTATTCAGAAATACGGATGGAATTCATTTGAACATTTTATTTTTGCAAAAAATCTTACACAACAAGAAGCAAGCCATACAGAATCTTTGCTTATTAAATTGTTCGACACAATTGATAACGGTTATAACCAAGAACCTGGCGGTGTAAATCAAGGGCCAAGATCTGATGAAGCAAGAAGAAAAATCAAAGAAGCAAGAGCAAGGCAGGTTATTACACGAGAAGCAATAGAAAAGACTGCTGCTGCTCACAGAGGAACACGACAAAGCGATGAAACAAAGGCCGCGATTAGCAGAGGCAACAGACTTGCCAGAGGAAGAAAAGTAATGTGTATTGAAACAGGCTTTATCTATGCATCTGTTGCTGAAGCTTCTGAAAAGACAGGTTGGACTGTTGGGCAGATTGGTAATTCAGCTCGCAGAAATCATTTGAATGCTCCTTCAAGAAACCGTGGCCCTCATTGGAAATATGTTTAAAAGCCTAACGATCAGTCGAAAGACGTAAGCCCAAGCGGGCTGAAACGGTGTGCCCCTATTATTTAGGGTGAAGATATGATCTGATCTATATGGAGACATATAGCTGTCGAAAGACGGATGCAATCTAGCGAATTGCATTGAACATATAATGATATCGCCGACGTGCCGAAGGTCATCTTCGATCGCTGCGACGGTAAGCGTTTCGCGTTCGATGAGCTGACTGCCGCGACTGTTACCCCCAACATTGAAACAACCCCTATTAACGCGGGTTGGAGCATGTATCCTGTGGCTGTGCTGCCCGGACAGTCTTCTTTCGAGATGACAATTACGAGTGGTCAATTTGATGCCGAACTGTTCTCCATGGCGAACCGTGTTGACTATGTTCATCGCGGTGGCGACGGAGAAGAGACGTACACACTGGCGACTTCCGAGCGCTATGAAGTGAAGAATGACCACACCGTCACACTGGACCATGTGGCCGTGGATGGAACCATCTACATTTCCGGCATGGAAGAGACAACCGAGACTACTCCCAGCGCAGGTGAGTATAAGGTTGCAACCTCTGGCACGGGTGATGAGCAGAAGACCGTGATCACCTTTGCCGCTGCGGATAATCTGAAGATCATCGAGGTCGTGTACGATTATGAGCAGGAAGCCATGGAAGCCATCATCGACAACAAGAGCTCTGCTATTGGACAGGCTGCTTGCATTTGGCCGGTGTATGGCAACGGCGATGACTGCACAGAGTCCGATATTATCGGCTACTATGTGGTTAAGGTCTTCCGGGCTCGGATTACAACCGCTCCCGGCTTCGATACCTCCTTAGCGACTCTTAGGGAGGCTGCTTAGTAATAAGCATGAACAAACTCTTCTAAACGGGGAAACTCTCAAGCAGACAATCCCGTGCTAAATCAAGCGAATGCTTGTAAATGCCTAACGACTATCGAAAGCATAGGGCGAAAGCCTGAAGAAGCGAGTAGAGTAGGATCAAGCGATCCGAAAAGAAGAGCCCCTGTTTTACAGGGTGAAGATATAGTCTATTCTGCATGGTGACATGCAGCTGCGAAAGCGGCTATTGCGTAGCGAACAATAGTGAATAAACAAAATGACTTTTATCATTTAAGATAAGAGCGCTGCCAGCTTCCAGCTGACACTTACTGCCTTAAATATTTATCTGAGGCTTTGCCTTGCGAGAGGCATTGAAAAACTCTTCTAAACGGGGAAACTCTCTGTATTTGTATTTGATAAAATATAATTCTCCGCATTCGAAAAATACCATAATGGGGAGGAGAAGAGACAATCCCGTGCTAAATTTCACACACATAAAATTACACAAAGGAGATTCGATGAAAAAGAATGTGGTTTATAAATACACCAATGTAATAAACAATAAGGTGTATATAGGAAGAACTATGCAAACGATTAAAAACAGAGCTGGTAAAAATGGAAACAACTATAAAGAATGTACAAAGTTTTGGCATGCTATTTGCAAATACGGATGGAATAATTTCACATTAGAAATTCTTGCAGATAACTTGACTTACGAGGAAAGTATCGAGCTTGAAAAATGTTACATTCAATCATTTCATTCAAATAAACAAGAATACGGATATAATTTGTATGATTCAGAACCAGCTCATTACGGCTCAATAATGGCTGAAGAAACAAAACAGAAAATGAAATATAATGCACAACATAGATCTGAAGAATATCGAAAACATCTATCTGAAGGGCACATGGGACAGAGAGCGTGGAATAAAGGATTAAAAACGGGGCCTTTAACAGAATTGCAAAAAGCTAAATTTTCAGAGGCACGTAAAGGTAATCTAAACTCCATGCATGTTGCTGTTCGTAATATCGACACTGGGGAAGTGTTTCGTAGTGGTGCGGCTGCAGGACGATCTGTGGGATGTTCTTCAGAAGCTATTTTTGCATCAATTAAGGAAAACAGACTTTGCAAAGGTTTTAAATTTGAACGTGTGTGTGAATAAAAGCCTAACGACTATCGAAAGCCGATTAAAATCGAGTGAGTAGAGTAGGGCCAAGTGGCCCGAAATGAAGAGGGACTCTTTAAGAGAGTTCGTGATATAGTCTGAACTTCTATGGTGACATAGAGCTGCTCAAAACAGAGCGGGCATGAATTAACGACTCATGCTGAACATATTTTGGGATGCGAAGCGGAACGACGGCGGCTGCTACAGCACTGCTTACATTGAAAAAGCAAAGCAGAATGGATGATTAATATCTTGGTTATATAAGGTTTAAAAAGGTTATTAGCGGAGATATTATCACGCACGTATTCATACGTGTTTTATGTGTGATAAACGGATTCCTGTAAGGGAAGACGTTCCAATGCACATTCAGGGGATACCGCGAATAACGGTATCCCCTTTTTATTTGCTTTTGCGCCCACACAAAAGCATTATATATTTGAAGGGAGAAGGAACAATGCCAAAGCAAATCCCGTTTCCTACGAGACTCAGGAAGGATGTTCCGAAGGAAACCGAACCTGTATCTGCTCTGCCTGATAATCTTCCTCTGAATGAAGAAGTCCCGAAAGAGACTTCTCAGCTGGAAACAAAACCAACACAGAGCGATGCAATTGATAAGACTCCGGAAGCATCCCCGGTCATGAAGGGAGCTCCGGAAGAGACTCCATTTGTTGAAAATACTCCGGAAGAAACTCCTCAGAAGACAGAGCTACCGTCCGGACTGAATATGGAGAACGTTGTTTTTATTAAGAACGAGCCAATCGAGATCAAGCCGACTCAGCTCAGATATTTCAGAAATCAGGCTGTGTCTTCGTATAACTTTATCAAAGCCATCCCTCTTACTACGTTTTTCACTTATCAAAAGGGCGTGCTGGGAAACCGCAGTCCTGATGAGATGCTGTACGATTTTCTTGTTGCTGTCTTCGACAGTTCGGAGTTCGTTCGGGATCATTATGATGAAATGACTGCCGACGATGTTGACCGGATTGTGAAGATCTTCGGTCGAATTAATCATATCGACGAAAAAGAGGAACAAGCAAGAAAAAATCAGCAAGCCCAAGGGAGTCGTTAAATCTGGATGAAGCGGTTGCCGCAGTAGCGGTTCACTTGGGCGAAGTCGACGAAGAGAAAATAAACCATATGACATATGTCTTTTTCCAGAGTGTGCTGGACGCACTTGGAAAGAAGCTGAACTATGAAACTGTTATCAATATGCTTGGCCGGACTGTCTTGGACAAGAAGGCCGGAGAAAGCATTAACAGAATGGTTGACCAGGCTAACCCGCTGACGAAGCCGAGCACTTCCAACAGCGCATCTGTACTGATGGCAATGCCAAGCAGTATGACAGTTATCAAGTCCGGGTCAAAGGAACAGCAAATGAAGAAGGTTCAGGATCAGCTTGGAGACACGAGCTGGTTCGAAGACTATCTTGGTTGATATATAACACGAAAGGAGAACCAACATGGATTGCAGAGAATTATATGATTCTTTTATGGACTACCATAAGAATAACAAGGAAAATGAAGCCGTCGGCATTGCGGTCGAATGGCTCGGAAAAGAGGACACAAATCCCTTTAAGAGCGATACTCTGGAACATGGACTTTTCTTTAAGGCGAAGAGAGCCCTCCAGAAGTGGAATAAGGGCGGAATCGACTATCGGGTTTCCAGAGTCCGGATGGAAAGATTTATTAAAGAGCTGGCTCAATTAGAAGCGGCAAACCCCTATTCGGCTGACGATGCGCCGAAGGCAGTTGAAGCAGAGCCTGCGGCTGAAGAAAAGGCCGACGAGAAAGTTATTGATTCCGTACTGGAAGGAACGCCCATTACCAACAAAGAAATTGACGAAGCATTGAAGAAGCTTGAAGAGCCGACAGTTGTTCTGGGTGTTGTGCCTGAACAGAAGCCAAAGTTCTTTAAACGTCGCAAGGAGTGATCCTTGTGACAGTAAGAGATCTTATCGAATTACTGGAAGAAATGCCCTACGATCTTCCGGTTGTGGTGAACTCAGGCGAAGCTGAAGAAGTTCTGATTCGAGAAGAACTTTACTATGCAAGTGATTACGGTTATCAAGAAGGGCTGATTGTTAAGATTATGTAAGGAGATCAAAATGTTATATTCAAACTTTATTTTAAAGGCAAAAGACCTGACTGTACAACAGGCCGACAATGGTGTTTGGTATCTGGAACCTGAATGGCAGGACATGCTGTATCGGGAAGGACTTGGAGATCTGGAAGATCTGGAAGACAGTTATCTTTCCGGATGGTACGACGTAGAAGATATTCTCAAGCTGGAAGTTGAAAGAAGAAATGCCACAGAGTCCAAGAAGAATGCGGTTATTAACTGGCTTTATGACATGATTTCAACCACGGTGGAACCAGCCATGCTTGAAGAAGAAGCAGATTACATGAAGAAGATCCTTGAATTTTTCAGACCGACACATGAAGAAGATAATGTTATCCCCATGAAATGACGCCATAGACGAAGCAAGGCGGAAGGTTTTATCCTTCCGCCTTGCTTCTCTTGTATTCCGTATATCCCCACTGGATTTGACCGCAGAGTTTACACTCCCAGACGTCGCCGTGTTTTCCGAGCCTGTTTTGCAGATACACCTTGTCGCATCCACGGCACAGATAACCCAGCACCTTGCCGCAGGACTGGCAAACATAAAGGCCGTCCATTTCGTATTTCGGTACGTGCTTGTCTTCGTTGCATTCCGGGCAAATCAATCCGTTCATGAAATCCTCCAATCGTAGCATAATGCAGGATTATGCCAGATAAATTCCTTTTTGTCAAATCATTCAAACGGCAGTTCTATTTCTTCCATCCATTTGCTGACAAGTATGTCTTCTTCGTTTCGCGGCTGAAACTGATTGTTCATGTACGCGGTAATATCCGGATCAACATAAACATCCCGCCTGTCAATTGGTCTTGTCAGTCTTAAGCCAAGCAGAGATTTGCATCTGGATAAGGCTACATAGGTCTGCCCCGGAGCAAACGCTGTGCATCCTGAGAAATCGAGAATGATATTGTCAAATGTCTGGCCCTGTGATTTGTGTACGGTAATTGCGTAGGCCAGCTTCAGAGGGTATTGATTGCACCACCCAACGATTTGCTTGGACAGCTCTCTTTTCTTTCTGTCATAGTAATACTGCGCTTTTTCATCCAGCATTGTCGAGACAGGAATATCCACTCCGTTGAAGTTGACAATTATTTCATCGTCTTTGACGGCTACTACAATTCCAATCGATCCATTTACATAACGTTTTTGCAGATCGTTTTTAACGGCAATTACACGAGCGCCGATCTTCACGTTCAAAACAGGCTCGAAGGTCAGATCGCTCCTTGTAGGGGGATCGTCTCCTCCAAACTGTGCTTTAAATATAAACTCCTCGCCGGGAATTTTCTCAAGCATTTTACGGTTGATCTCGGCGGCTACACTTTTCTTCAGTGTCAGACGTGTCCAGTTGTCCGGGAAATCTTTTCTTCCGCTTGCATTAATGTATCGAAGGGTTTCTGCAGAAGGGTTCCCAAGGCGAATCTCATTCAGGGCGGCAATAAACCGCTGATCAGTCTGACGCATAATATTCTGCAGCTCAATCCTTTTGAATGTCTTCGAGCCGGGAGCGCCAAAGAAGTGAAGCGTATTGTATCTGAGCCGGATGAATTTTTCTTCTTCACGGGAACTGGCAATCGGAGGAAGCTGATACGGGTCTCCAAACGCAATTATTCGACAGCCGCCAAACGGCAGATTGCCGTCTTTTACTTTCCGGAGCTTATGATCCATCATGTCCAGAATGTCTGATCTGACCATGGATATTTCGTCAATGATCAGGATTTTCAATACGGCAAGAACATCTTCGATATACGGGGGCGACTGAATATTGTCTGAGTTCAAAACATCCTGAGGGCCAAGGCTCAATCTGAAGAAAGTATGAATTGTCTGACCTCCGACATTTAACGCGGCCGCCCCTGTAAACGCAACAACTGCTGTGGATTTCGGGTCGGATATTTCCACCAGTTTTCTTAACAGCGTGGACTTCCCTGTCCCCGCCTTTCCCGTGACGAAATAATTATCGTCTGTTGTTGTGAGTTTTGTAAGCGCCTGTTGTTGTTCGGGCGTTAGTTTAATATCTGAGTTTGAGGCAGCAACCGGTTTGGACTTCTCTGTATCTTCGAGCTTCTTTTCAAGGACTTTGATTTTTCCTGTGAGATCAGAAACGACGCTTTCTAAAGAAGAAATCTTATCCATAGATTTCTTTTGCTGTATTTTTATTTTTTCGTATTCGCTTTTAAGTAAAAACAATTCATCCCCTATATCTTTATTCTTTTTAAACAACTCTTTAATCCCCTCCCCTATCTGAAAATTCAACCATCATATTATATGGTTTTTGATATACAGTTGTCAATAATCCACTAAAAGAAAGGAGTCTTTTCCAATGGATGAAAATGAAATTTTAAGTTTAGGTGTCGATATTAACGATGATCCCTTTAACCAGAAAGCAGAAGAGATCGAAAGTAAGATCACCAGCCTGCAGGAGAAGGCTTCTTCTCTTGTCCCCATGGCTCAGGGAACGGGTCTTTCCGGATACGGTGAAGCAATCAAAACAAAATATGATCACTGGATTTCAAGTCTGACCGATATTGTTCGAGCCAGAAACGCAATCGACAATGCCTCAAATTCAATTGAACGGGCAGATTTGACAGCAGTCTACAGACGCAAAGTCGAAATGGCAGACAAGACAATTCAGGATATTCAAAAATCAGTTTCCAATACACAGGACTTTGCCAAAGATATTACTCCTGCAATTACAAATACTCTCGTTAGCTTTGCTGATAAAATAAAAAAATCCCTTCTTACCGTTGCGACAAGGGCCACTGCACAAGCTTCGGCTCAGGCTTCGAAGGGAATCAAAAAAAGCAGTATGCTTTCTGACGATGAGCTGCTAAAAGCTTTCATATCCAGTTCAGAAGGGAAATCTTTACAGGCGCAGATTAAATCTGTAAACCCTCAAGCCGCTAAAACCAGCGTTATGTCTGCTTATATTAAAAGCCAGATGCCAATTTTACTTCCGCAATCCATGCGGAGTGACGTAGCAGGCAATTCAAACGTCGTTTTTAGGGCGGCTCCTGAATCCTTCCGTGAAATGGTACCCGCGTCTTATCGGACCATCCCCGTTCGACGTCCAACAAAAAAGGAAGAACTTCGTACATTTGGAAGCACGCCAGACGGAAACACGAAACTGACAAGAGAAGAACAGGCCAAGCTGGATAAAATTGTTCAAAAAGATCATCTTGCCGCAGATGCTGCTGTTGCTGCCGGTGTATATGGAAGAAGTCAGGGCAAACTGTATTACAACAACGAAGCCACACGCGATATGGTTAATGCCATGGGTGGTATTAATTTTAGCGGCATTGTCACCGGTGCACGTGGCCACTACAGATACGGAACGCATGATGTCGAAGATCCGGACAACCGGCCGAATATTTCCCGAAAGATTGGACATAATAAAACTTTAGATAGCGAACTTAGAACAGCACGTTCTATGGATGAAAGTTTTAGCTGGTACAATCCGGGATACTATAGGATGGATCAGGCTCCCCAGTTTGATCCTAATACTTCTCCGAAAAAACGATATGTCGGGCAAATAAATCACTTGCCCCATGAAGTAAACCGTGGCTTTGCTGAATATGCGCTGGATATGATGGCGCAAAATGTCCAAATAACCGGAATAAGTCCCGTTAAAAACATTAATGGCACATGGACAGCATTTCCACATATTCACGGACCGCAAAGAGCATCTGCAAAAAATGGACAGCTTTCCATTTCACCCGATGATTTTCATACTATCGGAATGAACGGCAGCATGCTGATGGATCTTGTTCATTCTATGCCTTCTGCTTCTAAAGCCGGGCATAATGACTTTGACGACAACATGATCTATCTAAAACACGACGAGCGTCTTGCGAATCAATATTTGCCCGAGAAAGAAAAAGCAAAGCTGAAGGCGGAATTAAAGGAACGTCTAACTAACGGCTATGAAGTTAATAATACACCTTATATCGCAACTCGTGTAAGCAAAACTCATACAGAATTTATGAAGGCTTCAATCGTAGACGATCTAGGCCGCTATGAGCTTGGTTTGGCGCCTGACGCTCCATATTCTGATGAAATTCGGGCTGCTGGTTTAAAATTACTTCGGAATGGGGCCGGAAATGAATTTTCCAGCCGTAAAGATTTTGCAAAAGCCGCTTACAATATGAATCTGTTAGCTACAGATGGCGAAGACCTAAGTTCCTATTGGGGAATGAACTTTGGTTTTGAAAGCACTCCGGAAGCGGAAAAGAAAATTGCGGAAAAAAAGGCAAGCGGTGAACTCACTCATCCTCAGCAAGAGAAGCGTATCATGGAACAGCTCGGCAAACCTAATATGAAGGTTGTTGTCGGGCACTTTGCTACAGGCGAAGGGAAAGATGCAATCAAGTTGATGGACGGCGCAAACTGGGCATTTAACAAGGGTGTTCAGGAGAGCTTCCAGGGACGTGTTTACGGCGGAAAAGCCACGTTTGTTAAGCAAGATTTGATTGGGATGAAACGCGATAATCCTGACCAGATCATAGACAATGATATCACAAGAGCTAAAATTGCCGCAATCGATCCATCTATTCGCGGACGTAAGCGCAACAAGATGGTTCAGAGCATTATGATGCAATATGGCGATTTTGTTATTCCCGGAGCCGGAATGGACGTCAGAAAAGACGAAAAGGGCAATGTCGTTTGGCGCAGTGATCTTATTGTACCTTGGGACACTGATTTTCTTGAAGTTGATGACAATATTAAAAATAAGGCTATATTTAAAGACGACCAAGGAAATGATCTGACTCAGGCACAGTTAAATGATCGGCGTTCCAGAGATTATTCCAGACACCATATATATGCTAAAACAACATACGATGGTGCTGGTACTTCTTCTCGGTGGCTGTCCAAACAAATTGTGAACGGACAGCTTGCAGGAGCGTTTCAAAGAGAAGATATTGAAGCCTATTTTGCAAATATTCTGCAAAAAGAAATAGCGCATCTTGACGACGAACAATATGCCCGCGATGTTATCTTTGGCGGAGATCAAACAATTGATTTAAATTCTGAAGAAGCCAGAAAGAAAAAGCAGGATCATATCGACAATATGCTTCAGCGATATACTGAAGGTGACAGATTGATGCCAACAGGCGTCATGTCTTATGGCATGGCGGCCCCATGGGCGCAGAATGTACTTAATGAAATGTTTGTTCGTAACGGACAACAGTTAACACCTTTGCAGAGAAAGCTGCATCTTGGAGAAAACGACGTTGTCTCTGCTAAATCCAATTCAAAATTTCTTTCCCTTGTTCGATTTCCCGCAACCTTAAGCGGTAACATAAAGGCAAAAAACCTTTGGAACAGCAATGATGTGGTAGGCGGCGGGCGGTCTACTGTTGGTGCTGCCATCCGTAAATCTATGTCAAATCGCGGGCTGGATGAGAAAGGCATTTATTTTAATCCCGTATCTCCAATTCTTGGATTCCTACAGGGAATGGATTTCGATGGTGATAAAACAGGTCAGTTTGATCTGTCCACAATGTTCAACATTGATAATTTATCCAGCACGGACAAAAAAGATTTCGCACAGGTAATGGGATTGTTGAACGAGGAAGCGACCAAGCAAGTTAACGGCATTCTTCTGGCAGCCTTTGACAATATGCAGGAAAAGGCAAAGAAACACCCTGAAGAACAATTCCCTGATGCGTCAAAATGGACCGATGAACAAAAAATAGCATACGTTCGGAAAAATCAAAAAGCGCGAAAAGAGAATCGCACACTAAGTCTACCGGACAACCCTGATAAAACATGGAAACTGGACAGCATGGATGACCTCATTGATTATATGTTTGGTGTCGGCGTAACCAGTCCCATGATGGGTCAAGCAGATAGAGCTACAGATATTATTGCGGCTCTTTATAATAGAAATGGCGAGATTAATCCTGAATTTGCTCAGGCTCTGTTGGACCACGAAGATCAATATGATGTTGTTTCTACTCACTTAAAAACAGCAGAAAAATGGGCGCAGACAGAAGAACAAACAAGTGCATCTTCTTTTGGTCGTTCTTTTGCAAGAATTTTCGAATGGGCCGCTAAAGATGTTACTACAAAAGGCGCTAATGACGAATCCGGATATGTATGGGATCAGGCAGCACAAGAAAAATTTAACAAAAGAAGACTCGACGAAGTTAATCTTCCGACATTAACCAACGGTGCGGTTCTTGGAACACTTCGTCAAAGAAGTAAGCTTAAACAGCAGGGTCTTGAAATCAATGGTCACGATATACACGGCAATTCTCTCTATGACTGGAATACAATTCTCGATTCAAAGAACATGCCAACATCGGAACGAGAAGGAACTGAAGCCTACAAACTTACTATGATGCTTCGTCAGGCGAAAGCAGGCTTATTAAATGGAGATTTTATTGCTCTTTCTCAGGAAGATGAAGATGCTATACTCGCGCAAAAAAGGCTTGCAGACGAAGAAATCTGGGCTGATTTGAAAAAAGAACAAAAGCAAAAGCAAAAGAATGGTGAATATTTTAATCTCGACGATGAATATGCAAAGAGACGTAAAGCTGCCGGTCTGATGGTAGCTGAGCAAATTAGTAACTATTCATATACTCAGCGTGCAATAGAAAGTGATTCGGAGAGAAAAGCATCCGCTGAAAAGCTTGCCGCTTCTTTAGGCGTTGATCCTTCTATGCTGTATTCCAGAATTACAGCATCTAAAGCGCCACAAGTCGAAGAGCCAGCGGCAGAACAGATTGTAGAACAGCCAAAACCAAAGGAAACGAAACCGAAAAGAAAAAAGATTGTTCAGACTCAAGAGCAGGTCAAAGCAGAAGAAGCTGCTGCGCAAGCAGAAATTGAAGCGCAAAAGTTAAAGGCCGATGAAGTATTAAAGGATGTACGCGAAAAAAGCGTACAGGTTACAACAACAGACAAAGTTCCTGATACGGCTCTTGAAACAAAGGCTGAAGAAGCTGCTCAAAAAGCAACTGATGCAAAACAGGAACAGGCGAAAGAAGAACAGAAGGCGGCTGAAGCAAAAGCTGAAGTAGCAAATCAAGTTCAGAAGACGGCAAAAGATGAAGCTCGTGATTTATTGTCGCAAAAGCCTGCGTCCGGCAGAAAATTAAATGATTCTCAAATTGATGCAATTCTGAATTTACCAAGAGAGACTGTCGCCGCAGCTGTCTCTTCTGGAAATTGGCAGCAATTAGTAACTAATGGAGTTGGACAAGTTTCCGCAGAAAAGGCAATCGCATTATTACAAGGCAGTCAATATGTAAATTATCAACCTTCATCCAAGCCAGAGTTGGGGTGGAAAGTTGCACAGAAAACGCAGGAAGAAAAAGAGAAAGAAGCTTTGGTTGCAACTGAAGCCATCCCAAATATTACAACGGAAAGTGATAGCTCAATCAAAAAGCATTATACGTTAGCAAGGGGAAGAGGATCGCAAGTTAAATCGGCAAGTCAGATACTGAGAATTAGAGGCAGATTTGAAGAAGAACCGGGCATGGAAGATATTCCATTCTATGACTCTCGTGAACCTTGGACTATTCCCCCGAGAACAAAATGCCCTATTTGTGGCACTTGGTATGATCATAATCTTCCAGAATGCCCCAATGCGGCTAATCATAAAACACAAACGAATAATGCTTCTGCAACGCCTGCCGCATCCGGAAGTCAAACCACCACAAATGGACAAACCGGACAAGGCGGGGGAACTTCTTCAGGTAAAACACCGAAAAAGAAGTGTCCGATTTGTGGCATTGAATATGATGCATCTTTATCTCAATGCCCGAATGCAGCCAATCACAACACAACAACAAACAATGTTCCTGTTGTACTCGGTAATCAGACAGGCCAAAATAACACGGGTAACAATCCTCCTTCTTCTCCTTCTCCGCCAAACAATCCGCCCAGTGGACCTTCCGGACCTGGCGGGATGATGGCGGATCCGGAGTTCAGGCAACTAGCCCAAGATCGTTTTGCGCAGCTGATTCAAGGAAGTACCGAATTTTCTAAACAACTGTATTCCGGTAATTTATCTTCCATTGCAAAGGTTAAAGAAACACCTGCCGCAATCAGGCGTTTGGAAGTAAATACAGGTATTGCACGTGGTTACGAAAAACGAATTAACGAATTTGTTAAATCAAGTCAATTTGATACATTAAGCGACGAGCAACAATCCGAACTACTCAGATTCGTTAAAGGTGATAATACTCTTTCCTCTATGGCCGGCCGGGATTTCATGAATTATTCTTTGGCTGGATCCAAGAGTATGATTGAAAGTCTCTCCACGGCTAATGACAAAATTGCAGGAACCTATGATCCCCAAATCGAAGCACTTGAAAAGTGGAGAGAAAAAATCGCTGAAGTAGAAAAAGAACTGCAAAAGCTTAATGATATGGCCAGAGACCAATCTTATAGCAAACAAACCCGCCAAGAATATGCGGATGGAGCTAAAAGACTTAGTGCTGACCTGGAAAGGTTAAAAGCCGAACAAAAGGAATTTAAAGCACATACAGATGAAAGCATAGCGCTTCGATCTCAGTCCAGAGATTTTCAGCATGACCAGCTTATGCGGCAGGGGGACCAGCTGACAAGGTCAACCTACGGCATGAATCGTGGATTTATTGGACGTGCTATACAATCAAGAGACTCCGCTCTTAGCGGCTGGCAGAATTATAAAGTAAAAGTAGATGCTCAAAAATATACAGTACAGAATCGCCTTAACGAAATGGTTGAAAAAGGAAAAGGAGAAGGCGATAAGGATTACGATAAGACTGCTGCCGAATTAAGAGATTTGGAAGCTGCATCAGAACGTGCCGGATCTCAGATTGCTAAGCTGTCAGGGCCTTTCGGCATTGCAAACGCCGCTTCTGTTCAGTTTGGCAATACGATCAGTATGCTCGCCACCAGATTTGGCAGACAAATCTTCAACAAGATACTTCAAGAAGTTAAGCGGTTCGTCAAGGAATACGATAAGACACTTACCAATATTCAGATGATTACTCTGAAGAGTAACTCTGAAATGGAAACGCTTGGACAAGGTCTGATTGACAAGGCCAAGGAACTCAAGATCTCTTTCTCTGAAATTGCTCAGATGAGTACGGAGCTCTATCGTCAGGGTCTTTCTGACGAAGAGATGGAAGAACGGCTTGATACAATTGCCAAGTTCTCCAAAGTTTCTGGTACAAAAGCAACTGACGCAACCAAGCTGATTACAACCGCCCTTAATACTGGACTGGTAGACGATGCGCAGTATGCAGCTGATGTTGTTACCATGTTAGGTGACAGTGCCGCTACCAATGCCGCCCAGATTGAAAAGGGAATTGAAAAGTCCGGTGCGGCCGCCGCAATAGACGGAACAACCTATGGACAGCTCGTCGCCTTGCTTACTGCTGTAACTGCAACGACACAGGTAACAGGTAATGTTGCTGGTACAACCTTGAACTCTATTTTCGGCCGGATGAATAAGGTCGGAACCAAAGAGATCATCACAGATGAGAATGGCAACACCATAAGTGGTTCTGCCGTAGCGACACTGCTCCGTTCCCATGGAATACAAACAAATAATTCCGACGGTTCAAGAAGATCTTCTTTTGATTTACTGTATGATCTGGCTCAGAAGTATGATACGATGAGTGATGACGAGCAGAGACAGCTTGCAACGGCTATTGCCGGCACTCGTCAATTCTCTAACTTTAGTGCCATTATGACTGGTATTAAGGAAGGAGAAATCGACAAGTATCTTGATCTTCTGGATCAGGCGGATGGAATTACAGATAAGAAATACGACGTCTATGTTGAAAGTGTTCAGGCTTCCTTAGACAATCTGAAAAACACATTTGACGGGCTTGTTCAGGATGTTATTAAATCAGGACTTGCGACAAGTTTTGTAGATGGTTTGACCCGCATTGTTCAAGGTATTAACAATATTGTTACCTCTGCCGGTTCTTTACCGGGAGTTTTATCTGCGCTGATTCCCATAGCCGCTATAATGGCGGGTTTGAAGAGCGGAAGTCTTCCCGGCATTGTAATAGGACTCGGAATAGCTGGCGTTTCTGCTCTTGCTCTTGATAATGTTGGAAAATCAACTACAGCCGAGCAAAGAGTTAGCACGAGCAATACGCAGTATAAAGAAGCATACGAAACACGCTTCAACGGAATCGATCGTTTGACCGAATTAAGGAATACAAAAAACAGAACATCGGAAGAAAATAAAGAATACGCAAATTTAATAAATAAATTTGCAGTATCGCTTGGTTTAACTGATTCTTCTGCCAAAGATACAATTTATAGCATTGATACATTAACGGATTCGTTAAAAGAACTATCTGGAACAGCAGACGAAGCGGCTGATAATGTCATCAAAGAAGCGGATGAGAAAAAGAATCAACTATGGGAAAGCCACATGACGGGTACCAGAGGTGATTCTATAGATGCAATTGATAAAGGTATTTCCTCAAAAGTTGAAACCGCAAGTAAAGAAGTAGATATTTCCAATCCTCTGTTTAATAATATTTTATGGTATTTTGATGAAGATGCTAAAGAATACAAAATGTATTCTAACGCTTTGCGTGCCATGAATTCCCAGATTGAAGCAGGAAAAGTTAACGACAGATTCTGGGGCTTAGGCGGAGCTATTTCAGGAGCGCTCGGGGGAAGCACAATAAGCTTTTCAAATGATTTAAAAGACCCGTTAAGTAGTTTGTTGTATAGCGCAGCCTTGGCTGGCAAAATGGACGATTTTGAAAGCGATCCAACCGGTATCACCAAAGACGCATGGGCGAAGCGGCTATCCGATGGAGTTGTAACACAGCAAGAACTTGAAGCAGCTTTTAATTATTTAAACAGTTCGGGATATGATTCTGCTCCTACGGCGGTTTACGATAGCGCGAAAGCGTCTTTTATAGAGTGGGCCAGTGATAGTTCTATTCTCGGTGGAAGATATACTTCAGATGAAATAGATTATCTGGCAGGCAAATACGCTGGAGTATATGTTACAAACGGGAAAACCGATGCTTACAATAGCATATTTGGAACAGACGGTAATTATCAACAAAACATTGACAATACATTGGTAGATTATCGTCAACAAAAAAAGCAGGAAACCGTTGAGCAACAGGCTGCTGACGCTGGCCTAGAATATCTTGGAGCTGGAACGTATTATATCGGGTCAGACGGAAAGAGATATTCCTACGAAGAAGCAAAGGCCATTGCTGACAAACAGAATGAAGCCGAGAAGCCGACAATTATCGAAACTACTAAGGCGACTTATACGTTAAAGAATAAACGAACAGGTGAAGTTCTGGAAGATGAATTTGAAACATGGGAAGCTGCTAACGCCGAAGCTGAAGCATTACATTCTGAAAGCATTCATTTAAGAGATCAGACGATAAGCGATTTTAAAGATGAGAATCGTGACAAATATTCGTATACTTATCATGGATTATTCGGAGACGAAACACAAAGAGCTGAAGATATTCATCCTGGGTCATTTACATATGCGGCTGGCAGAGACAAGAACGAAGCAGCAAGATTTGCAAGAGATGTGCTAGGTTTTTCTGATTTCTTATTTTATGAAGATTCAGATGGAATACTGCATGCGCACAATAAAGAAAATGAAGCGATAAAAGAAGCCAGCAAAGAACTTCGGCAAATCAGTCCGACCGATCCAATGTATGCAAAAACTCTATTGGACGCAAAACGAAATAGAGAGATTTCAGAAAACAAATATGTTGTGTTAGACAGCGAAGGCCAAATCGTTAAAACCTTTTCCGAAGAAGAAGGACGGGAACAGGCCGAGAGTTACGTCAGCAGTTTAACAGATTATCGGGATGCCAATACCGGCATGAGTTATGGTATTGGCGAAGAAGGACTTCAGGCATGGCGAGACAAACTGAATGAAGTTCAGTATTGGATGGGCGAAACCCTTCTTGGTGTTAACGAAGAAGGCAAAAAAGCTGCTCAAGCGGAGATTGATGCTGTTAAAGGCATGTATTATTACATCGATCACAACGGAGAAAAGCAGGAAAGTGACGATTACGAAATTCTTGTGGAATCCTTGGAAGACGAATGGGAAATGCTGGAAGATGCTCGCGAAGGATTTTATTGGAGTCTTGTCGCAGAACATAGCAAAGGACACGGACAAATCGCTGTAGATAAAAGTGAAAATGACTTGGCATGGCAAGAAGCTGTTAAAGAATACGAAGGCGCGTTCAACAACGTTTCTGCAGAGGTTTTACCAGTAGAAGCTCCAAAAATTAGTGAAATATCTCCGTATAAGTCCGATAATATTTCCGATGAGAAAATGCAAGAAATCGTTGAAGTCTATCAAACTCTTTCGAGCATGGAGCCTGACGGAAAGCCTGTAATTAACGAAAACGGTATCGATGAAACATGGCAAGCTGCGGTTTTAACTGTATATGGAGAGATTTCTGAAGGAACAGTTCGTGCGGTCAATGATTATACAATTGCGCTCGCAGACGATTTGATTTCTGAGATAGAAGATAATGTTCCTGATTCGCCAGAAGTGTTTGCCGATTCGTATGACATTGTCGAAGACATAAAGACAATCCAGGAAGAAATTCAAAATAAGATTAACAAAATCATTTTTACCGCCTATCAAGATATTGTTTCCCCTCTTGTCACTACTGGATCTCAGACATATGCTACTGCCAATCAGCAGAAGACATATGCCGATCAGTTCAACGATCTTATTCAGGGGAAAGAGATTTCTTCATATAAAGACTTCCTGGCTCAAACGGGAACTGAAGGTCAGCAGCTTCTTGTAAATCTTCTCAGGACTGACGAGAAGAACGGCGAACTCGCTAACATTCTAAGCGGAGCAGTTGTAGAAAACGGAGAAGTAAAATTTGAAGATGAAGGCACCTATCTTGCTCTTCTCAACTGGATTGCAGGCAAATCGTCTATCGGAAAGAGCACGCTGACAAAAGGTCAAAAAGCAGACATTGCGACGTCTGCGCTCGACAGTTTACTTAATAAGGACAATCGGGTTTTCTACTCTGAAACTGCAAGAATGCAGGAATATGATCAGTATATCGCTGATGAGAAACAGACTCAGATAGACTTCCTGACAAAGCAGGGAGCGCCACAGCAGGCAATAGATGCCGTTAAGAAGTATTACAGCCCACAGACATTTAAGCAATGGGCGGCAGGAAGCACCGTGCTGGATGATAATGAACGTGCCTATCTGAAAGAAATTGTCGGAGACGAAGACCTTTTAACGTCTCTCCTTTCTCAGAACGCGACTGATGAACAGGTTAAGTATGCAAGGCGTTTAATCGACAGCAGCAGATATGGCGTTAAAGGTTTAACTTCTACAGACAAATATAACGGACAGAAAGAAGTTATTGATAAAATTCGCAACGGTGGCCTTTCTTCTTACGACTCGACAGTTGCGGCCCAGTACATGTCAGACTTTTCCGGATGGAACGAGTATTCAGCGCTTGTGCAAAAACAGCAAAATGGCGAAAAGTTATCCGAGAGAGATCTTGAACTTCTTGAACAGTATAACGCTCAACTTGAGATATTCGAGAGAAATGCGGATATTAAATTAACGATTGATGGAATTAAACAGGCTGAAGAACTTGGCGAAGTTCTGGAAGGAACTGCCTCTGCAATTGAAAATATCAAGAAGGGCGGCAATCTTAAGATTAAAGCCGAGCTTGAGCTTGCCAATAAAGCGCATTCAAATGCTCAGATCGGAGCGAAGTTAAACAACGGGACCAAGAGCGAGCAGTATGAAATGATCAAGGAACTGACTGGCTGGGATGATGCCCGTATTCAGAATGACTACGAAGCAGCACGGGCAGAAGCCAATCAGCAGTTTAAGATTCTTACAGATCAGCAAGCCGGAACTTATGCCGATCGTTATGCGGCAGCAGAAAACGATGAAGAGCGGCGCCGTATAAAGGCTGAAGCTCGTGAAAATGGATATCGTATATATAAAGGCAAAGCGTATTATATGGGATCTTCAACTGAAGTTGACCGTAGCAATCCTTTCTATAATGCCACAGAACTCTTTACGTCCACTGAACTTGCCGAAGCACAGGGGCGCATTTTAACAGGAGATCTGACAAGTAAAAACACAGAAGAAAACGCTTTATATACTCAGGCTGCCGGCAAAATGGGAGAACAGGCGACGGAATATATCCGAATGAAGGAAGCCGGAAGCTATTCTCAGGATGAGTTGGATGCGCAACTGGCAAAGGCGCAGGCGGAAATTGATAAAGCTGTTATCGAAGGAGCGCAATCGGATTTAGAGAAGTCGCTCCAATTAAGCGAAGATAGAAATATTGCACAAAATGCTTCTGAGATTGCTAAGAACATCACCGACCTAAGAGAAGGCGGAAAGGCTGAGGCAGCATCTGTTGCAGCTGGCTTTTACAGTGAGCGTTCCAAACTTGCTATGGCAAACAATGCCTGGTCAGGAGATCTGACAGATGATGATAACATTGAACTTCTTGCTACCTCGCTTGGTTTAAATTCTGATTACATAAAAAGTGTTCTGAAAACAGAAGACGGAAAAGACAAACTAGCCGATATGATTCGTGAAAAGTCTAGCGATCTTCTTGAAACAGTTCGAACGGAAATGTCAAGTGCGTTTGGAATCGAATTAAAAGAAGAAAACTGGCCTTCTTTCATTGAAGAACTCAAAACAGCGTCAGAAGGTCTTGATGACGCCGCAAAAGAAAAGATTCAAGGAATAATTGACGCCTTAGAGAGCGGGTCAGAAACCTTAACTCCGGAAGATGCGATTGACAAATATGGAACATGGACAAAAACAGTTAAGGACGCTGCGTCAATAGATCAAATTGCCAACACCGTAACCGAAGACATGTCACGAGAAGCTTGGCTCAGACAGTACGTTGGAACTCATAAAGGAGCTATTTTCACCGAAGAAGAATGGGCTAAGTTCTTGAACCGCAATACTGATGTTGCCAATATATTCCAGCAAGCCGAAGCAAACAACGACAAGTTTGGAAAAGAGCAGGTTAATTCGCTCAAACAACTGTCGTCCGCAGCCGCACTTACGCAAGATCAAAATTATGAATTACAATATCAAAAATACAATAATCTTTTAAACAGCAATGGCGGGCTTAATGTCGATGAACTGCAAAGCCTGATGGGCGACGATCCTGCTTTTAAAGATTGGATAGGCCAATTTGAAGAAGTCGATGAACTTTCAAAAGACCTTAACGGCACATTAAATGGAACCGGAGAAACGATCAAAAACTTAAACGAGAATATTCGGGACGGTCTTATAGAAATTTATAAACCATGGGGAGAACAAACTGAAGCTATCATCAATCGAACAAAGAATGCAAATCGTACTGTTTCAGATCAAAACGAAGCAATTAAAAAGCTCAGAACTTCGATGAAGAATTTCTCCAATGATGAATATTCCCGAAAACAGTTCGAGAGCGGAAAGAGAGTAGATGAAGAAACCAAGAATTACTTCAACTCTCTTGGATATGATTATAAGAATGACGTTAAAACAAAACAAGATGAAATGCTTGACGCCGCAAAGAAGGATAGAGATGCCCAGCTTGAGGCTCTTACCGAAGATTTCCAGAGCGCATTCGGAAACATCAACGACATACTAACCAATTACGTTCGTGAAAATCCCCTCATTATAGATGGCGTTGATGTTTCGGTAACGTCCGGCACTTTTACGATGGATACTCAGCAGATTAAAGATCTGTTCTGGGAGCGATTGACTGAAGACAAACAGAAGATGATTGAAATGGCCGAAGAGATGGGATTGGACATTCTTTGGGACATTTACTCAAACGGAGACGGCACAATTACTTCTGTTAAGCCAAGAGTTGTTGGAACAAATAGCAATTATACGCCTCGTCGAGATTCTTCCAAAGCTAATAAAAACTCGAACAATACTTCTGCGGCAGATTCTTTGATTGAAGGACAAAGCCATTACATTAAACGCTATCAGCATTTTGTAAACATGGCCCAGTCTGAAGAGACTTACTACGAGCGCGCCAATGATTATCAGGGATACATTAATGCTATTGATAAGGAAATAGACGCTCAACAGAATCTCTGGAATCAATATAACGCAAATATCGAAGCTCTTGTAGCACAAAGAAACGCAACAGAAGAAGGTTCCACAGAATGGTACAAGCTTCAGGAAGCTATTGACTCCGCAAACGAGTCTATGGCAGACGTTGCCAATACCATTGATGAAGTCAACGGAAAGAAAATCTCTGTTGTAGCCGCAAAACAGGCAAACGAAGATGCCCCTATCCAGCATGCTTCTACCATGTTGCAGCTGAAGGCACAGAACTATCTTGATCAAAATGACTTTGAAAGCTATGTTGTCGCAACACGCTTTCAGATTTCAAACTATCAAAATGATATTGCGACCAACAATGCTCAGCTCGAAGAATGGGAAGACCTGATCGGTACGTACGAAGAAGGTACCAAGAACTGGATGGATGTCCGGGATAAGATCTGGGCTCTGAAAGAAGAAAACGCTCAGCTTGAAAATCAGGCTCTGGAAGATACGGAAGCGTTAAATTCTGCGATCGTTTCGCAAATTGCTACAGATCTGACAAACCAGATGGACCCGCTTACTCACGAACAAAATATGCTCTCTACATGGGGGAACATATATCAAAACGGAGAACAGTGGGGCTTATACCGTGACACGCTAAGCGATCAAAACGATTATTACAGCGCTCAGATATCTCTTTATAGCGACGCTATGAATGAGATGAAAAAAGAGATGAGTTCGCTGGAAGAAGGTACTTCTGCGTGGTATTCTGCTCGTGACGCAATCTATGAATACGAAGAAGCAATTGCTTCTGCAACTCTGGCAATACAGGAAAACGATCAAGCCATTGAAGAGTCTATCGTTTCGGAGTTAACCACGAAATACAACGAGAAGTCTGCTGATGTTGAGCACGAGCTTAAGATGGCGCAACTGACTGCGACCGGATATAAAAACCAGAATGACAACACGAATTACATCAACATGCTTAACGAAGAGCTGGATATTACGGCCAGAAGCATTGGTGTAACAAGTGATAGTCTCGCTGAAATGGAAGAGAAGCTGACTGATGGCAGTGTCACGGAAGGCAGTACGCAATGGAAGACCTTGAAGTCTGAGATTATGAGTCTTCGGGAAACCCTGTTGCAGACACAGAATTCCTACGATGATCTTGTTCAGGAAATTCAGGAAGCTGAATTCCAGAGCATTCTGGATGATTTTACAGATCAGGATGATCTTACAAAGCATCAGATCAAACTTGTTCAGTATGAAGAGACAAAGTATCAGAATTCCGGAGAACTTACAAACTACGGGACGATGCTGAACATCGAAACAGAGCTTCAGGAGAAAAGAGCCAAGGCTATCGAAGAGACAATCGAACGGCTGCAAGAACAGCTTAAAACAGTCGAGCCGGGTTCTGCCATATACGATGAGATCAATCAAAAGATCATGAGTATGGAAGAAGAATATTCTTCTGTTAACAATGCGATTGAGAAGAACAATCAGGCGATCAAAACAAACGCGGATAATATTATCAAAGCCAGGACTTCGGTTGAAAACGCAATCGATAAAGAAATTAAGAACCGGATTAAGCTGGAGAAAGAAATGCTGTCAGCGACGGTCTCGGCTCAGGATTCAATGCTTGATGTTATTCGAACCAGATATAAGAATGAGTGGGCTCAAACAGTAGGGCCCTACCAATCGAATTGCTGGAACACCCTAAAGGCTTGCTAGCTACAACGCAGTCTGAAAAGGCAAACGTGAACGCTTAAAAATAACAAGCATTAGAATGGGCAATCAGCAGCCAAGACTCCCTCATTATTCGCGCATTCGAAAATACGCATAATGGAGAGTAAGGTTCAACGACTATCCCCTTTGGGAGTAGGCAGAACTCGTCACTCTGCCGAAGCGGTTGGTGCGCACTTTATGTGCGTAAGATATAGTCTGAACTCATGCGAAAGTATGAGAGTTACACAACGAAAAGGAGTAATTGCAATGAAGCAATGCGGTGTCTATTCTATTACAAACTTGGTAAACGGGAAACGATATATTGGAAGATCAATTGATATTCAAGCAAGATGGGCATTACATATTTGGAAATTAAAAAAAGGTATTCATAATAATATGCATTTACAAAACGCATGGGATAAATATGGCCCTGATAGCTTTAGATTTGAGATCGTAGAGCTTTGTACTCCGGATGTTATAAATGATCGTGAAATATATTATATTGCGCTTTATAATACTACGGATTCAGCCAAAGGGTATAATTGGACTTGCGGTGGAGATGGGGCGCTGGTTTGCAATGAAGAGTACTCAAAAATGAAAAGCGAGTCTCTAAAGAAACATTATCGTGAAAATCCAGAGAAGGCAAAAATCCGCTTTGAGCATGTAAAAGAAGCATTGCAAAAAGAAGAGTCCAGAAAAGCAAGAAGAGAGCAAACATTAAAGCAGTTCCAAGACCCAGTCTTTTACGCCGAATATCGAAGATTACGATCCAGTAAAGAGTATAGAGAAAAAAAATCAGCAAATCACATATGGGCCATACAATATCTGAAGAACATATAGAAAAGATAAAGAAAGCAGTTTCAAGACCAGTTATGTGCGTTGAAACAGGTGTAATTTATTCGAGTTGTACGGAAGCCAATAAAGCAATGCCGGGAAACTTAAATATTCAAGCCGTCGCCGAAGGAAGAAGAAAATCGGCAGGAGGATATCATTGGAAATTTGTTGTGTAACAGCACGGAGGATGACAACCTAATAGTGCTAACGTAAATTGCTACTGAAGAAAGATCTGGAGAAGAAGAAGCAAGCGTTAAATCAGGAGAAGAGTCTGATTAACGAAAGATTAAATGCCCGGAAGTCGGCTATTGACGAAGCGGATAAGTATGAAGAACTGGCTGAGTTACAGCGTCAGCTTGCCGTAATTTCCGCTGACTCTACCCGTACAAAGGATGCTAAAGAGCTTCGCAGGCAGATCGCGGATCTTCAAAAGGAGATATCCTGGGATATTGCCCAGCAGGAAGCTGATACCGCTATTCAGATTATAGACGATCAGATTGAAGCTATCGGCAACTATGAAGAAGCCTACGAGGAAGATCTGAATGAGATGCTGGAAAATTCCAACAACTTCTCTGAAGAGCTTTCCAAGATCATGAGCGGGTCATTCGAAGATTACCTGAACTGGATGAAGCAATATAATGAAGCCTATAAAAACGCATCGGAAGAAAGCCGGAAACAAATGGAGCAGGGCTGGAGCGACACCTGGGATAATATGAAAGGTTATGTCCAGACCTACTGGGATCAGGTTGACAAAGAAATGCGTTCGCAGGAATCCTTTATTGCGTTCATGAAAGAGAGTCAGGAATATCAGATTGCCTCTGAAGCCGGTCAGAAAGCGCTTATTTCCTATTGGGAAAAACTGTATGACGACTTCGAAGCTTCTACTAAGAACGACGCCGAGTGGACTGATAATCACGAGATCGTAGAGAAACTGGAAGATTTGAAGGATTATACCTACAAAGTAGAAATTGCCAATGGTACAGGATACGACACTGGTCTTTACACAAGTGAAGTCAAGTATTATTATGAGCGCACCAAACAGGTTGATCCTGAACTTCAGAACTACGATCCGTACGATGAGTACAGCCATGTTATCGGCAGCTATGCCGCAGACTTTGCAAACAATGTTAACGCGTCTGCTGAGACAACTTCCGTTCCGGTAATTACCATAAACGTAAACGGAAGTTCGTCCAGTTATAGTGGCTCTTCTGGAAATAAAAGCACTAATACCACCACCACAAATGATGAACATGGTTATTCGTTCTCTTTTGATGGTCGGACATACAGTAACAAGGGTTTCAAAACGAAAACAGAAGCTCAAAATGCAGCGAACGCAAGTCTCGATAGTTTGAAGTCATCTACAGTTTCATTGCTGAAAAAGCAGGGGTATACATCCGATGAAGCTACCGCAAGTGTAACACCTATGGTTACCACTGCAAAGAAAGGTATGTCAGTTTATAAAAAAGGTGGCTTAGTTGATTTCACAGGCCCTGCTTGGGTTGACGGAACGAAAACAAATCCGGAAGCGTTTCTCAGCTCCGGAGACACAAGATTAATACGGACACTTCTTGATGGGATAGACGAAGCGGGAGAAACAAGTACCATTTCATCGTCTAAACTTTCAATGCTTGGCGATCCCGAGTTTATGATTGCTCAAGACACCTATGACATGCTTGGCTTCTATATGGATCAGATGAGTATCGATCTTACTGCGATTAAAGATTATAGCGCTGATTTAAACGACTACCTTAACTCGATCAACATTCAGTTGATGTCCTTGCAGAATCCGGAAAGCCTTGGGCAAACTTACAACCAGAGTATCGGAGACGTGATTATAAATGTTACTCAGGCCAATCTGAATACGGATGAAGATATCAGAGCGGTCGCAAAGAAGGTTGGAAAGCAGTTCCAGAAAGAAATTTCTACCAGAGGTTTCAATATGGGTGCATTAGCTTTTTAAACGATTCGATTAGATTTAGTTTTCTCTCCATTCGAAAAACACCATAATGGAGAGAGGATTACTTTCCGGTTATTTATTCGGAGGAGGGGCTCCTGACGGCCCCTCCTCCTCTACCCTATTTACAAAAGGAGGTGCTCAGATGAAAGGCGGTTTTACATTTTGCGGTGTTGATATTGGAGATCTCGGAATTGAGTACGCTCCTGAGATTGAAGATACTTATGTTTATAAACCTTCGAGATCCAATACACATGAAGAAACTTACGACGGGCATAACGGTGGATATTTTTACGGTGCATGGAAAGAACCCAAGGAGTTTAAACTGAGATGTTTTTATGAGAAACAGATTGATCGTGGATTAATGGCAAAATTCTATGCGCTGTTCAAGATTGGCAAAAGCGGCAGGCTGGTATTCCAACGGCGGCCGTGGATCTACTATAATGCTACTGTCGTTGACATAGATGATTCCGGCGGGATTACTTATCTCAGCGGGCTTATTACGATTACGCTGAGAGCCATGTACCCTTACGGAAGGCTGAACAATGCAGATTGGAATGTTGTTGATAAAAATAAGTTTACATATTCCAATACACGGGATCATTATTTTGAAGTCATGCAAAATACTGCGCTCTTTGATAAAGACGGAATGAAACCGGTATCGGAATATACCAATATAGGAACAGGCAGAACCATTATCTTAGCAAACCCCGGAACAGAAAAAGCTCCTTTAAGCATTTCACTTTCCGGATCGGTTGGCAACGGTGTGACGATAAAAAATAAAACAAACAACACCTTCTGCAGATTTGTTGCAATTACAGCCAACAATACCCGCCAGCAGAATAAATATGTATATCTTGATGGAATCAGCGGGAAAACAATGCTCAGAAGCAACGACGGCACATCTTCTCAGTTAGCCTCCTTATTTCACGATCAGGGTTTTATTACGCTTGATCCTGCTTTCCCGAGCACCCGTGAAATATATACCACTTATAACGGCACAACTGTTGACGTTGCTAATATTCTTTATCAGGATTATACAGGAGAATATATATTTCTCAACAACGAATGGCGAAAGATCGAAAATCAGACGGATGAACATACGCTGACTCTCGCTGAAGAATATGCGCTTTCATCGAGCGGCAGTGAAAGAACTACAATCATGAAAATGAATGAGCTCGAAATCATACCGGATACAAGCATGTATCTATATTCGTTGAAGTTTATTTACAGCCCGACATTCGCTTAAAGGTGGTGATCAAAAGGTGAAGCGAATTTTAAAGGTAGACGTATGCGATTACAGCGGCGCATTGCTATGCAATTTATACGACAGCGAACATGATCTTTCCGGCGGTGCGTTTAATGTGTTTGGAGTAACGGAACGCAACGGCTGGAAAGAACTGAACTTTTCCATTCCGTCGGTATGTTATACGGATGAAATGGAAGAAGAGCGAAATTATCGAATTGACTATTTAAAAGGAGATTATCTTCTCCGAACAATCGACGATTATGAAACGGACTATTATCTGATCTCTGAACCGAAGATCACCCACAACGATGAAGAACATTTGTGGGAAGTCCGAGCCGGACACAACTCACAGATTTTGAAATACAAGAATCTGGATCTTGAATTCTCTGCGGAAGAAGGGAATAATGTCGGTACAGCTGAAATGCTTCTTGACACGATTCTGGAAGGAAGCAGCTGGAGCAGGGGTGAAGTCTATGAATTCAAAGAGAAAAACAGCGACGAGATCAAGCAAAGAACTCTTGTTGCTTCCGCAAATACGGGCGTTCTTGGGCTGATTGAGAAACTATGTGATCTGTTTGAAGCCAAGCCTATATATCACGGCTATACCAGAACAGTGGACATTCTTCCGATGAATCCCTTTGAGGAAGTTGACGCCGGGGAGATTCCGGAAGAAATTCTGGAGAGTGGGAATGTCTTTGAGCTTCACTATGACAAGAATGTCCACAATCTCAGCAAGGTTCAGAATACGGATAACATTTCCACCCGGCTGTATGCTTATGGTTCATACGGGGATCAGAATGGTACCGTAACCATTCAGAAATGTCAGCACATTGAATATACTTTCACTGTTACTGAAGATATTGTAAACCAAAGAGACGAAGAAACCGGAGCGCTCATTCAGGAATTTACATTTGAAGACGAATATGGTACGGATTATTTCTTTAAGGCTACCGATCTTGCGGTTGGAAATACACTCGTCTGGAGCCAATTGGACATTACATCCAAATCATACATCTGGAATAACAGGCGAACTAAAGCCTATAAACTTACCAAAGTTCCAACAGGGTCTTACCTTCCTTTGCCGGAGCCGGAAGTCTCTGTTGTTGAAAATAAATTTCCGTTCCTGTTGAGTTTAAAGTATTATGACGAAGCCGGCATTTTAACGGATACCATGTTTCAGACCACGGCGAAATTCCAGAGAGATCTTCCGGGCTATTATACAAATGCTGAAAACGCTGCGGCTGAAATGATTGAACTGGAAAACCAGCTTAGCGAAACGGCTCAATCCAATACTGGATTTTTGAAGTTGGATGTTCTTCAAATCGACAGAGATCCTGGTGAATTCGAAGAAGAAGCAGAAGGATATTCCAAACTGATCATTAAAAAGTCTACCACTTATCCGGATGGCGTTATTTACAGGACAGACTACGATGAAGCCGAGAGAAAGTTCTTCCAATGGCATGTCGCCAAGAAGCTTCGTGCAGACGGAGAACCCACTTCCGGAATCGGGAGCCTTATATACATCGTTCACAATACAAACCCTATTACATGGGACAAGGCTTATCTTCGGTATATCTACAACGACGATGGCGACATTTACCTGAACAGCAACGGAGAAGCCGGAGATTTTGTGTATTCCTATGACTCTCGGCCGGGAGCGATCACAGTTTGGGCGAAGGGGCTTTCCTTCAGCAGCAGCGACAAGTTTTATCTCTTTGCTACAAACAGCATGTCAGGTATGCTGGGAGCTAAAACGGCTGAAGATGAAGCTTCTGTTGAAAATCTCTTCAATACAACTGAGAAGCATCAGGTGTATTTTCAAATAGAAGGAACTCTTGATCCTGATATTGATGCAGTAGCTAATACATATGGCTGGTATTACAAATGGTATAAGTCAGCTGACAAAGTTGGGGATCTCTATTTCTGCTGGGGGGCCAAAGGAGATACAAACTGGAAGCGTGTCTATATTACCGAGAACGGAATAAAACCCAGTGTTTACAATGGCGCTTATTACTTTGACGCCAGAGGAAAAGTGTTATATCACGGTGAAAGTAATTCCTGGGTTAAGTATGAAACAGCGGCAGACCTGAGAGTGGCATCCATGTTCACTCGTGTTTATTATTATTGCCGCAGAAGAGACATGCTTTATAAAGGTCTGTATGAATATTATCAGACGACAGTCAGCGAACTTCCGGTTGGAAATTATGCGTTTAAAACAGACTATGCTTTCTATTACACATTTACTACAGATCAGAAAAACACAGGAATTATTAAGCTTGATACAAAAGAAGGACATGTTTATCAGGAGTTGGATGACCCCGATACTCTGGTGGTGGCGTCTGCTGTTCCTTACGATACGGTTACTTATCCTTCAAGCAATGAGTTTGAACAGAATATGGTTCTTACTTCTGGCACGCTTAATCTGTTTACGGGCGTAGAAGAAGACTCTATCAGACGTTTTGAAACGCCAAATATCGCTGTGGAAGAAGGAAGTACCTACAAGTATCGTCTTCCGGCTGAAAGCTATTGTCTGTTATGCAACAGCGGCGGTGCAGCAACCGACCGCGTATTTTTGACAGAAGACAATTGGAAGGAAGACAGCATTATCATTCCTGAAAACATCAGATATGTCAGGATAAATGTTCCTACAGTCAGTCTCAACAACACTTATTTCTACAAGATGAACGAAGAGACCGAGCAAGCTGAAGGAGCAGAACCGAAGGGTGAAAACCTTCTTGTCAAAACCACAGAAGTAAGTACAGGCCAATACCGAACCGGACTGATAACAGCACGCGAAAACACAATATATGAGTATTGTGCTCCGCCCGGGACTTCTTGTATTGCGTATGATATCAATCAAACATATTTAAATACTTATGTGCTTTCAGAAGCCAACGGAAATAGAACAGGTACATTTACAACTCCTGCAAAAACAAAATATATTCGGATAGTTTCGTCTGTTGCCAGTTTTACTTCGTATTATTACCTCCGGGTTGCGAATTACGCAAACAAGTTTTACTACAAAGATGAAGTGTATACTGTTTTCGCATCGGTTTCCGCAAGCGGAGAACGTCTTGGGATTAACAATCTCATTTCAAAGTTTGCTACTCTTGCGGATAATTGCTATGGAGTGCAGTTAAAGGCACTTCAAAACGCACAAAATGTCATCAAAGATCGCAACCTTGAGCTGGCAAATGTGTTGGGTGATCTCTTGCGGGATGGACGCTGGCAGGATTCTAACTACGTAGAAGGAGACGCAGACCGGCTGTATGCGGACAGTATGGATATGCTAAAAGAAATATCCATGCCGGAAACAACGTATGAATTCACATTTTTAGACCCGTATGGTTCGAACGAAGATCTTGAGTTCTACGAAGAAGAGGATGTTGATTGGCCGGATGTTCTCATTACTGACGCAGCTCATCTTGTCGATCCGGAAGCGGGTATCAACTGCTGGGCATACATCGACAAGATTAACAAATGCTACGACAAGCCATGGGAAACTACTCTTGAGATAAATACAAAACTTACTCTTTCAAGCAGACATGAGTTTACGGACATGCTTTCCAGAATTGCCGAAGTAGCAAAGGAAACCAAGTCAAAACAACAGCTGTATGACAGAGTAGAAGTGTTCAATGCTGATGGTTCTCTTCCCTCTGCGAAACTTACAGGAGCTATAGAGATAGCCAGAAATGAACTGGACAGTGGCGCTTCAAACTGGTCCAACGACAGCAAAGGGAACTTTATTCTGGAATCAGCAGACGGATTGTCGGCCATGATTCTCGGCGGCCGTGGGTTCGGCATCGCTTCAAGCAAGAACCTTGACGGACAGTGGCAATGGGAAAACTGTGCAACGGGATACGGTATTGTTGCAAACTCCATTACGACAGGCTATTTGGCCGGCGAGCGAATTGAAGCCGGGACTATTACCACCACACAACTGTCAGCCAACATTGGACAAATGCTTGATATCAGCAGCAACAAGGCTTTGAATCTATTTGCTACTGTAAACGGTTCCCGCCCTGCCGGAGCTCTTAAAACAACAGATGCTCTGATTGAAATTAAAGCAGGAAAAGAAACTGTCGATCCGAGCGATCCAAATACACCTATTATAAATCCGGCTCAGATCAATATTATCAGCGGCGGCGAGATCAACATGAAAGGCGGCACTATCAATATCGCCTCTCAGGGAAAGTTGGATATTTCTTCAACAGGTGAATTTGCCATCCGTGCAAAAGGAGCAGACAGTCTTAGTGCGGCTAATGATGGAATATACATCGGAACCGACGGTATCAATCTTGCCAACAAAATATATATGGATTATAGCGGGAACGGAGGAAAGTCTTTTGTTAAGATGGATGCTTCCGCTATATTCTTAGGGACAAGAGAAAGCGGAACTGCAACTGCTGTAGATTGGGTTGCAAACACCGAATACGCAGTTGGCGATAAAGTAATATACAACAACATTGTTTATAGATGCGTTATCGCAAACAAAGACAGCTGGTTTAACCTGACAAATCCGCCAAAATGGGTGAACGAAACAAACTGGTATTCGCTTAAAGAAGCTGGAACATTTATCGATGGAACCTATATGGAGATTGATGCTGCCCGCGGTGCCTTAAACATTAAAGGCAGCAGTGTAATTAACGTTGCAGCCAACAAATCGCTTACACTTGTTTCAAATGGATATGTAAAGATAGGAAACGGGAACAAGCCTTTTACGGTTGGGGGCAATTCAACTGATGCGTATATTTACTATGGAATGACAAATCTTGATTCAATGGCGTCCGGAATTTATATAGGTACAGATGGTTTGTCTATTGGCGGCGGAAAGTTTAAATACTCACTTTCCAATAACACTCTCGCTGTGCAAGGTGAAATTCAATCGAAAACAGGATTGATCGGTGGTTGGACAATCGAGGATGGCCGGTTGAGTTCAGGATCAAGCATGTCATATGTTGCTTTGGATTCTAAAAAATCCGGCACATCTAGTACTTCATATGTGATTTGGGCCGGCGCAGAAAATATTTCAGATGCTCCATTCAGAGTTCAAAGAAGCGGAACTGTGTATGCTTCAAATTTAAACATAACAGGTGGATCAATAACAATCAGTGCCTTAGAAACTAATTCATCTGGAACACAGACATCTGTTAAACAGTTTGAAGTTACAAGCGCAGGTAAGGTTACTGCAAAAAACCTTAATATTACAGGTGGCACAATAGCTATTACGGATTCTACTACGAATACAGTAAATTTTCAAGTTACAAATAAAGGAGAGCTTACTTCGAAATCTGGGCATATTGGTGGCTGGACAATCGCAGAAGGAAGCCTGTATTCCGGAAGCGGGAGCAATCATGTAAAGCTTGATAGTTCTTATACTTTATATCCACTATCAGGTCTATCTGATACTGCGACAAGCAAAACTTATTATGCAATATGGTGCGGGAAAGACGCTCCGAATGCGGCTCCGTTTTCTGTGACAAAAGATGGAACTGTTACTATTTCAAAACTTCGCGTAAAGACGGGCGAGGATGCACAAGGAAACGGTATTTTTCAAACTGTTGATATGCAAAAATGGTTTGACAGCGACGACCAAGGAACTGTTTATTCCATGAACTATGCAATGGGCAAGTTAAAATTCCAGACGATAAAAAGTATAACCAAAAATAGTCAAACTGGCCAGGTGACTATTAATTACACAGATAATAACGGCGGGACTCAAAGAACAACTTTTAATACAGCCGGTTCAGTAAAAATATCAGCACCCACCTGGACTGGCGGTACGAGCTATGGATATGGCTGGGGTACTTTATCAATTCAAAGCAAGAGTGGAAGTGTAGTAACAGATACGATAACCGTTACCTTTGGAGAAGATTCAAACGGAAATAATGTTGTTTTGTCGAGTTCCACATGGGGAAGTACGAAGTATACTTTGGCAGTTCCTCATATACAAGATACGTATTACCAGAAGTGTTACGACGATATGAGTGCTCCAATCTTTACAGGGGAAACGATTGGTAGCACAGCTACAAGTGGATGGCCTCACATAACAGCAACAACTACAAACAGTAAAACTAATGATTCTAAGAGCACGGACAAATGGTTAAATCTTTATCAATATACTTATACTGTTGTAGAAAATGGTAAAAATGTAAGTCATAATTGTGTTAACTTAGACTTGGATGGAGCTGTAATTGGAAGAATTACCACACAAAACATATACAATGACGGATACAGTAGCGGATATAACAAAGGGCACACTCAAGGTGTTGCAGATGGTGTTGCTAAATTTTCGTATGCTGAAGTTACATTGGTAGGAAGTCAATGGGATTCAGAAAACTATCCTTTGTATTATTTGCATAATGGAAAATATAATGAAGTTGGGACGCACTTGTATTATAAAGGAGCTACCTATAAAACTACTTATTATAAAAAGACTAGTTCATAAATAAAACATTAGCGTGTCTAACTGATCAAGGTATAAACACTAAATAATTGACATAATAGGATAAAGGAGATAATTTTAATGAAACAGCAAAACGTAGTCAGCGCTTATAAAACGATTCTCAGGTTTGAAAAGGAAGAATTGCCGCTTGATATCAGTCTTGCATTCTTCAGGCTGAAAAAGGCGCTGTCAGATCAATGGGAATTCCAAATTAAAGAAGAAGAAAAGATCTTCGAAAAGTATCCTTCCAAGCAAGATGAAAACGGCAATCTTGTTTTTAACGATGCTGAAACAAAAGCCAAATTTGCTGAAGCCTTTGCGGAACTTGCCGATCTCGAAGTTCTGGAAGACTTTGAAAAGATCCCGATCTCTATTGGAGACCGCATGAAGCTGTCCATTGCGGACGTTGAAGCTTTGGACAACTTTATAGAATTCGAATAATCAATCAAAGCAAGGGGGTGAACCGTTATGTTTCTCCCTGGGGAAACTATTATACATGAGTTTATCCTTCCCATTCCTAAAAGCGAAGTAAAAAAAGTTGTTGTAACTTATGAACAAAATGATCGTCTGGTTATGACTCCGAGAGTTATTGGGTCGGGAAGTGTATTAGACTATGACAATAAGACTAAAAGCAAAGTGCAGATTGCTTTAACTCAAACAGAATCTCTTTTGTTTGAAAGCCCGGAAATAAACCGGTTTAACAAAAACAGTGTTCCGTTTACTGTCCAAGTAAATGTTTACACCACGTCAGGAAGCCGGTTAACAAGTATTCCGGCAAGCGGAGCAACAGGCATCCAGCATTATAGGGAGGCGATTAGTTAAATGGCTACAAATGTTTATACTTTCTATCCAAATTTTAAAGAATACCTCCCGCTGTATCACAATGTCACAAACGTATGGCTCGGAGACGGCAAAAATACTAAGCCCGGATTCAATACGTCTGGAATGATTTATGTCATGTACGAAGATGGTATGGTCGAAGAGCTTGGATCTGTTTCTATGTATGCCGTTGCGAAGGCAAATGGTTACACAGGAACGGAAGCACAGTGGACTCAAATGATCCTTGAAGTGGCCGCACTGGTTAAAGGTGCAACTGCTTCTATTGCGTATATGACAACTGACGACGGACAGAATCATCCCGATCCGGAGAGTGAAGACTGGGCTGAAACTCCTACTCCCGAAAAAGGCAAATACGTATGGACAAAGATCGATCTGCGATGGATCGACAGTACAACAACAACTATCTATAGCGTGTCCTATCAAGGAGAAGATGGATCAGTTGAAAGTGTAAACGGTTCCGTTGGAGAAGTTCTTCTTTACGGAGACAATATCATGATCGATGGGGATCACGAACAGACTATCAAAAATTATATTGACAGTCTTACACCTGAAACTGCGACAAACGCTCAGATTGACGCTCTGTTCGGGATTGTGACGCCTGAAGAAGATCCAGAAGAAGATCCGGAGAATAACCCTGAAAATAATCCTGACGACAATTCGAATGAAAACTCAGGAGACAATTCTGAAGAAAACAACTCCGGTGATGAACCCTAATAAATTTCTGTAGAATACTTTTTATATTCACTATCCGGAGCGAAGCGAGGTTTTGAAACCTCGCTTCGCTCCGATTCTAATCAAATACTTTATTAAATAAAGAGCATTCCGGTTAAAATACTTGAAAGTCACGGAACGCTCATAACATTCTGATACGGAAAGGAGACGAGAAAATGCCATTAATATCACTGGAAAATCTTGAACGGTTTAAAAACAATCTTTCAACCGATATAGACAACAGGATTGACACAGCAACAAATGGCGCTGTAAAAGTAAACGAGCAAGGGCTGATCGCAGATTCCTATCTTCCGTCATCTGTTAAGAACATCAGAGAATATGCAACTCTGAGTGCGTTTCCGGCCGAAGGTGAAACCGGTACTCTGTATATTGATTTGTCTACAAACAATCTGTATCGCTGGAATCCCGGGGATGAAGAAGTGAATGGCGGCTATGTCAGCACGTCGATACAGGAAACTGTTAAGTATACAAGCAATCAGGGACTGACTCCGGAACAGCAACAGAACGCCAGAAATAACATCGGGGCTATCTCTCTGGACGATGTGCCGGAAGCAGCCAACAACGTTGTAGAGATCACACTCAAAGACGGAGAAGGATTCCCTGAAACTGGAGAAACTGGAGTTATCTACATTGATACGGCCACAAATAATACCTACCGGTGGGATCCCGAAAACGAGGAATTCGTTTTGCTTTCAGCGGCAAGTGCCAACGTCATAGAAGGTGCCACTGTAAGTGACTTCCCGAAACAAGGAAGCACAGGAGTAGTCTATATTGACAAGTCTACCAACGACATATATCGTTGGGATGCCGATGCGCAGACTCCTGCATATGTCAGCGTTTCGGCGGCTGACGCTGTGAAGTTTGTTGCTCAAGACCTAAATTCCACTCAAAAGATAACAGCAAGAAATAATATCGGGGCAGCATCCGCAGATCTGCTCAACGATGCAGTTAAATGGATTCAACAGAATCCAGATGGAGACGGTGTTCAGGTTACCTATATGAATGACGAAAGTCGAATAATAGAACTTTCTTACGACTTCCCTATCAAGTCTGTTTCATATGATGGTTCTTATTTGTATTTTCGCAAAGAAGGAAACTTGAACTACTTCGATCCTGTTAAAATCGAAGGCGGCGGCAGCACGGTTCCTACTTATGTTGCTCGGCTTGAAAATCAAACAAGCTCTGTAAACCTTACAGTTGCTTCTTCTCAAAGAGTTTTTATTTCCTTCAAATATATAGAAACTTACGGCGGCACCGTTCAGAATCAGAACGGTTATATTACTATTGAGTACAAACTGTCTACAGAAGACGACACGGCATGGAAAACCATAAAAGGTTATAGCAACAAGGAAATCGCTTGCAACGAAGCTCAGAGAATTGAAGTCACTGATTATATAGAAAAAGGACTTCTTACCAAGGTGAGGGTAACTGCTTCCAACGGGAGAGATGAAGGAAAGCTGTCTACAGATACTTTAACGTATAACATCACAAGCGTTGAAGTTGAAATTTCTTCAACTTTTGACAGCACCGCCACGTATAAGGGAAACTTCCGTATTCCCTACAGCTGTAAAGGTCGCGGCCTTACCAAATATGTTCATCTGACAATAGACGATGCAATTTACGATCCGGTTCCTATTGGTACGTCCCATAATCAGGATTTGTATTACGATGTAACCATGACCGGGGTATTCGCTTATGGCCTTCATACAGCCCGTATGTGGTTCGAGACGGAAGAAAGCGCCTCTTCCAATGTTCTTACTATTCCCATTATTTACGATGATGGAAGTTCAGCAAAGACAATTATATCTGCTTCTTTAAATAACGATCTCAATGACAGCGGTATTATTGAAGTTGAAAACGGTGAAGCTTTGAATTTGCAATATGTTGTCTATACGCCCGGTCAGGAAAAGACAGACTCATTACGTATTCGTGTGTACACCGAAACGGAAGAAGAAATCGAAGACGATCCGGATACGCCGGAGATTGAGCAAGGAACTCAAATTGTCATTACGGACTATTATGACAACACTGAAGAAAACATTGATAACAATAAGATAATTCCTCTGCCTCTCAACACATACCAGGACCGTGGTGTGGGCTATGTGGAACTTTCCTGCGGAGAAGGCGACAACAAAACAGTTTTAACTTTGATATTCAACGTTGTTGACATTCAAAGTGAATATGATTTGAATTCAATCGAAACCGGACTTGTCTATTCTTATAAGCCCATTGGATATACGAATAACTCTACCGGAAAGAATCAGTATAATTATAAGATGAAGGATGCTACAGGCGCAGAAAAGACAATTTCAACAAAGATGATTGACTTCAACTGGATCACAGACGGATACTTGAAAGATAATGCTCTTACTCTGTCTGGCGATGCAAGAATGGAGATTAATCTTCCTATTCTGGCAACATCCTTTATTAATAATATTTCCAACAATGCATATAACCGCAATCGTGCTGTAGATACTGATCCCAATAATCCCAAGTATCATACAGTTCCAACACCTGAAGAAGAGGAAGATGTGGTTATGCTCGACGCCACAGACGGCGCTGTTGTTACTACCAACGGACGAACCATTGAATTTGAGTTTAGATTTGATAACGTAACAAACGAAAACGCTGTTGTTTTCAGTTGTTTAGACAGTCAGGGAATTGGATTTGTTATTACTCCTCAGGTTTGCTATCTGCTTGCTCACGGTCAGACTCCTATAATCGACAGTACAGGATTTATCGAGAACGAAGAGAGTATTCCGTGTGCATATATTAAGGACGAAAAAAGAATACGTGTTGCTTTTGTTATCCAGAAACAAAACACTATCACGTCATACGATCCCGACAAGGGAGAGAGCAGCAGCTATTTTGCAAGCTTTGTGAACATTTTCATCAATGGTGAATATGCAAATTCTTATTCATATGCGGCTGATGCTGTGTATGGGTCTGAAGCAACTATTACTATTGGGTCTTCAGAGTGCACGACCAAGATTTATGATATCAGGATGTACAATCGCGGGTTAAGCAATGATGAAATTCTTCAGAATTATATGAACTCGAATATTGACATCAGAGAACGTATTGCTGCGAATGAATACAACGATGTTCTGGATGAAGACACAAAGAGTGTTGATTATATTAAAGCCCGGGAAAAGTATCCGTGTCTGTTGTTCATAGGTCAGCTTTCTAACTTTAAGAATGACAGAAAATATGTTGGTGTAATTCTGACCAAACCGAAAGATGGCGGTGGTTACACAACGGAATTCTCACTTCTGGATCGGATAACAAAAGACAATGTTGCAAAGTTTGTTTCTTCGATCAAAGTGCAAGGAACCAGTTCTCAGCGCTTCATGAGAAAGAACTTTAAGGTTTACCTTGTAAAGAAGGTCGTAGACGAAGAAACACAAGCAGAATCTACAGAAAAGGTAAAATACGTATTAAAAGGCTATCAAGACAACGATCCGGAGAAACCGCTGAGTATTGGCGAAAGCACTTTGTGCTTTAAGATGGACTATATGTCTACTGACCACGCAAATACGTTCAACGCAAACATTGCTGATACGCTGTTCAATGATAAACCTTCCGGATCTCTTGTGCAGAATACCATATGGGGATTCAGGTGTCTTCTGTTTAATATGCCGGAAGAAAGCTATGTCCCAGGTACTCCATTCGAAGACTATCCTTCCGGGACGATTATGTTTGCCGGAGACGGATGTTTGAACAACGACAAATCAAACACAAAGACATTCGGGCTTGAAACAAAGAACTATGACAGTGGCAATGTCACCAAGCAGCAGAAGTGGGAGTTTAAAGATAACTCGCAGCCTTTGTGTTCCTTTAAGACGGATCGTCTTTTTGAAGCAATTACAATTGAAAAAGATGATGGAACAACAGAGCAAAAGCTGGCATGCAAACTCGGCCTTGAAAGTTGTTATCCTGATGAAGGAGATCTGGAGGATGATGGGCTTGAGCCTGATTATAGTTATATCCAGTTGCTTTATACATGGCTGTACCAGCGTGCCAACTTTTGGGATGCGTCCACTAAAACATACGGAAGAGACGGAAGCGGTAACATCATTTACAAGAAGTATGACGGGCAAAATTATACAAATGATAAATCGCTAAAACGGGCTATTTTCAAAAAAGAGTTTCCGTTGCATTTTAACCTTGAACACGCTCTTGTTTATTATTTGTTTATTGAATGGGTCGCTCTTTGCGATAATCGCGCAAAGAATATGTTCTTATCATGTAAAGACGTTACGGCAGAACATATTGTGTTTAAGGATTCTAATATCACGTCTATATGGGATATTGTCGACAGAGAAAACGGCACCGGCGTTGTAGAAGAATCTATGATTGACTGGGACAATTCTACATTCGGCTTATGGTATACAGATCTTTATGATTTGGACAGCTGCTTTGGAGCGGAAAACTCCGGTTACATTCGCATCCCATATTATGCCGACTGGAATTATGAGCTCGGAAGAATGGTAGGAACTGAAGAAGATCCGCATCAATTCAACGGATGGGATAGCCGGCTGTGGTGTATGTTTGAAGAAGCTTTTGCAAGCGAGATTTCAGCTCGAGCAAAAGTAATTACAAAATATGATAACGGTGCCGGCACGCTAAATTATGGCGTCTTAAAAGAAGTTCATATTACCAACAATGCGGAACTCGTATGCCCTGCTGTTGTCAACCCGGATATGATCTATAAGTATGAAGATGCTTGGACTAAGGGCTATTGGGATTACAGTAAAGACAGTAAAAATCCGGAGTGGGTTCGCACCTCTGAATACAAGTACCTGCAACGCGGTTCCAGAACAGAGCAAAAAGAAAGCTTCATTTATCGGCGAAGCAATATGCTTTATTCTAAGTATCTGTGCGATCAGTTTAAAAACGACCGTCTGGCATTCCGGTGCGGGAGCCCTGTTGCTAAAGCTGATGCTGGGATTACCATGGCGGCTGTACAGGCTTTGTACATGGGTGTTCAATATGGCGATAGTGGTTCTCCCGTTATGACCTCAAAGACAAACGCGGGCATCGAAGCAACTGTTTATGCTCCGAACGATCTTGGACGGTCTGATAACTGCTATATTCTTGGCGCTTCAAACCTTACAGAGATCTCTGACCTTTCTATTTTCCACCCTTATGAAATTGGTTTAACGGGTGCGAAGAAACTGAGAACACTTCTGATCGGATCCAGCAAAGAAGGATATTCAAACGGCAGTCTTTCGTCGTTAAACACGGCAAATATGGCCTTGCTTGAAGTGTTGAATATCCAGAATTGCACAGGTTTTACAGACTCTCCCATTAACCTCTCAGAAAACAAGCTCATTCGAAAGGTTTATGCAGGCGGATCTACTGTGCCGTACTTTACTTTTGCCAACGGTGGAATTCTCGATACGCTTGAGCTTGGAACTCCAAGACGTATTCTTCTTCAAAATCAAGCTTTGCTGCAAAATTTCTCCTATGATAGTCTCAACAATCTCGCAGCTGTCCGTATCGAAGGAACTCCGAACACCCATGTTCTGGATTTCCTGACAACCAAGGTTCCTCAGACAATCATTGTCGATGGGGTTGAAGAGGTTGTTGAACGGGAAGTTCTTTCAAACCTTACATTGGGACTTCGGCTGATAGATTTGAACGAAACTGTAACCGATATTGATTATAATATTTTCAGATTATTAACGTCTGATATGCCTAAGGGTAAACGCATGGGCGATGACGGTTTCGTTGTAAACAACAAGAATGCTTATCCTGTTATTACGGGCGTAATCAGAACGGCCTATATTGGAAATAAGACATTATTGGATATGAGAGAAATATACGGAGAGGATTTGGAGATCATTGTCACAAGAGAGACCGTAGATGAATATGTTGTTAACTATTTGAATTACGATGGCAGTGTTGTTTATACTACATATGTAAAGAGTGGGTCCTTTGCCCCTGACCCCGTAGTATCAGGATATTGTCAAGCTCCGAGCAGGCCTGAAGACGAAAGATACACATACGTCTATCAAGGCTGGACAGGATTGACTTCTGAGATTGAATCTGACACGGAGATTTACGCGGACTATTTGAAAACAGAGAAAACTTTTACTGTACAATGGTTTGCTCATGAAAAGGACGAAGATCCGCTGCGGACAGTATCAGATATTCAATACGGAAGCTGTGTAGATTATATGTTTGAATACAACACGACTACCGGAGCAGTGGAACGCGCAAGAGATCTTCCTGTCTACAAAGAAGAAGAAAGTCTTCAAATTTACAATGTTTTTAAGGGTTGGGATAAGTCTACCGGATATATTCGGGATAATCTTAAAGTGTATGCTCAATGGGATCGCGGCAAGGCTCCTGCGATAACTGATCCGGACAATCTGCCGGAGATGAAAGATCTTTCTATTTCTCAGATATACGCTATCTCTCAGAAAGAAGCAGCTGACGATTATTTCCAACAGAAAGACTCTGTACAGATTCAAGTCGGCAAAGATTTTGAATATTCAAACGTCGCATCGGCTACACTTATCGGCGAACCAAGATATTTCAAAGGACAATACAAAGTAAACAACAAAACGGTAAGTGATATACAACGGTTTGATGACATTAAATTGTTTGAAGAAAATGCACCCAGCTTTACTCTTGCTGTAGACTTCGAATTCACGGAAGCAACGAGTGATTCTACTCTTATTTCCTGCTGTGATACATCCGGAACGTCTGAAGGTTTCAGAGTTTATTATTACACAAGCAGCTCTTCGAATCTCAATCACTCAATCCGTGTTCAATGGGGAGATAAAACCGCGACAATTGCGCATGGCCTTGGCCGACACATTGTTGTACTTAAACATAGGCAAGGAACAAAAGGCTTAAGCGTTTATTCTGATAACGGCGGCGTTTATTTGTATCATTATCAATACTATGGCAACAGTTACGTGAGCAGTGCGTATATGTACGACGGCTATAATGAAAGTATACTCGCAACTGAACTTGTTCGAGCACAGGATACAATTACCGATGCTTCTCTCTCGTTTGGTGCTATAGCTCAAGGATCACAAGGCGCAAGCAGCGAAGCCAAAGGGTGGATACATTGGGCGAAAATCTGGTATGATGACCTTGGAGAATTTAACGCACGTGAACTTGCTTCATGGCCACATGAAATTTGGACAATGCAATACAAGGGGTCCGGGATATACAACAGAGCAGACTCCACCGGCTTGAAAACCGGCATGACATTTATTGCAGCCGCTCCGTTAGATGGCTTTATTGATTATTTGTATACTGCTTCGAATTACAAGTGGAGCGACTCGAGAATGCGTGCGTTTGTCAACAAACGTTGTTTCGAAGCTTTGCCTTATGAATGGCAATCGATTATTTGTCTCGTAAGGCTCAGTACTAAAAATCCTTATTCGTCTGACAGCACGTCGAATACCAACACGGTAACTTTCGACAAATTGTATCTGCCCGCATACGCAGACCTTACCTCTTCTTCTGTTCAATCTTTAGCGCAGGAAGGGCGACAGGCATCGTGGATGAACACAAACTATGATAGGATAAAGTATATTGGGTTTGTTGTTCCTGACAACTCCAGGCTGTTTACCGAACCTACTGATCAAGACCCGACGCTATACACAGAAGAGAACAAAAGACCCAAAGAAGGCGACATTTGGAATCCGAGCAATTCTACCAGCCTTTATTACTATTATGTCCCGGCTGATAAAGCAACTACACACGGCGTTATTGGTGGTCGTTATACATCAGATAGTAACAACATAGCAGCTGCCAATACAGAGGTAGGCGGACTTTGGATTTTACCGCGTTATTATTTAACAAGGTCTTCTTCTGAAACAAACACTAACTATCAATACACAGTAAGCACGACGGGTTCAGTAACGACATATTATTCATATAGTAATTCTAGTTACACACACGACGGTATTGTTTTGATGTGGACAATTTAAGGAGTGTGGTTTAAATGACATTCTTTAAAATCCTAAAAGATAATGAAGTCATAGATGTTGGCTTTGTTTTTTTAAAATGGAACAAAAAATATCAGAAACTGTTTGTATGCGACGTTGATGACGGACAGTTTATTCAGTCTTATGACGAAAAAAATGTATATTATGCATCATGGATGAAACCGCACCCCGAAGAAGCGGGATTATATCCTGCATCTGAAGTTGTAGAAATCACTCAAGGTGAATATGAAGACATTAAGCTTTTGTTGTCAGAAGGAGAAACTGTTTCTCAGGAGCTTGTTGAACCTGAACCAGCTCTGGAATCCCCGGAACTGCACCAAGAAGAAGCGGTTGAAAAACCTCTGTCTATAGCAGAAATGCGTGAAATAATTGCAAAACAACAAGAGCAAATCAATGTTCTTATGCAACGGTTAACACAGATGTAAACTTATTTATGTAACAGAGGACGGCATAAATATGCCGTCCTCTGTTACGAAAACTACAGTTTGTAAGGGAGTGAAATTATTATGGCAGTCGAAAACATCACCAATAAAAAGTTTATAGATGGTGCTGGTGCTGGTTATTTATGGACCCTTATCAAGAATCGTTTTAATTCAAAGCTGGATGAAGTTGTTGCCGCTAACGACTCTATTAGCGTTTCGAACGACAATGAAATTTCCGTTAGAATCTCTGCTCAGACAGGCAACGCCATTCAGCTAATTAACACAGGCGCGTATCGTGGTTTGTATGTTTCCCAGGCATCCGGAGGCAGCGGCGGCAATAATGATTCTTATGCCATTGTTCAAGATGCTTCCAGCGGCGATTACGCGGCTGTATACCGACTGAAGAAATATGAAAACGGGGAAGGCACTGGTACAGACGTTGGCGTAATCAATATCCCCAAAGACATGGTTGTTCAGGGCGGTGCGGTTGAAACTAAAACAACTATTGGCGAATGGGGCGAAGCTGGTACTTATATCCATCTGATCCTTGCCAACGCAGATAACACTAATTTATACATTCCTGTCGACAGCTTAATCGAATATGTGACTTCAGGTTCTCAGATCGGGGACACAGTTATGGTTACTGTTGATCCTGCGACTCACGAAATTACAGCTGAAGTTGCCGATAACAGTATTGACGGTTCCAAGCTTACTTTGGAGCTTCGAAGTCAGCTTGCCGCTATTGGCAATGCTGTTCAGAGCGTATCCGAAGGTTCTACCAACGGTACTATTTCTGTTGACAACACAGATGTTGCTGTCCACGGGCTCGGATCAGCCGCTTATACTAACGCCAATGCGTACGATGCTTCTGGAGCGGCTGACGCTGTTCTTGGAGCAAGTAACGACACAGCCGCCACCATTACTGTGTACGGTGTAAAACAGTACGCTTCCGATGCGTATTCGGCGATTATCGCTATGACAAATGCTGAAATTGATTCGGCGATTGCGGCTGTTGATCCCAGCGCAAACGGTCAAAGCTTTTAATGGAAATTAAAAAAAAAGCCGTGGTAGAAAATTCTATCCCAGCTCTATCCTTACAGAAAGGAGCGTCGTTGCATGCCAAGGTATTATACAACAGATTCTGAATTAACTTCAGTTGCGGATGCAATTCGAACGAAAACAGAAACCGAAGACTCTTTAGTTTATCCAACAGGCTTTGTCAGTGCAATTAATTCAATATCCACAAGTTCTGTTGAATATGACGAAGCTACTCAACAAGCAGCAGGGCTTATGTCTGCGGAAGACAAGACAAAGCTTGATGCTTTTAGCTCTGCAAGTACATATGCTACCAAAGCGGCTAACGCTGTTTCAGGCAACTTTGCGACGCTGGATGCGGAAGGAAATATTGTCAACAGCGCATACTCTCCCGCCAGTTTTGCAGCGGCCGGGATTACCGGAATAGACTATATTGTCTGTTCTTCCGATGCAAATACACCATATGGAGTCAGTTTTACAATTGCGGCTACAGAACAGGACCAGCAAGACACGACGGTTGTTGGAACGCTTGTTGCGAGTGCGTCTACAAAGAATAAGATTTATCTTGTTCCGTCAATCAATGGAACGAGAAACATATATGATGAATATTTGACTGTTCAGACAGATGAAAATAATTTTGTATGGGAAAAGATTGGAAGTACAGAAACCAATTTGAGCGGTTATTTAACAACAAGCGCTGCTTATAACAATTTTGCTCCGATAGCAAACCCAGAATTTACTGGAAGCATTTCGATGGGTAGAAAATCAGGAACTACTGTTGGCGCTCAAAGCGTTGCTGAAGGTGTTTACACAACTGCTTCAGGCGACAACTCTCACGCCGAGGGTGCTAACACAACTGCTTCTGGAGCACAATCTCATGCAGAAGGCGTTTACACAACTGCTTCAGGCGACAACTCTCACGCCGAGGGTGCTAACACAACTGCTTCAGGAATACAATCTCATGCAGAAGGCGTTTCAACTACCGCAAGTAAAGAAGCTGCTCATGCTGAAGGCGCCGGAACAACTGCTTCAGGAGTACAATCTCATGCAGAAGGTGCTACCACAACTGCTTCTGGAGCACAATCTCATGCAGAAGGTTCAAGGACACATGCTGATGGCGATTATTCTCATTCTGAGGGTTACGGAACAACAGCAAAAGGACTAGAGTCACACGCGGAAGGTGCTGGATCTACAGGCACGACAGAGACGGTAAACAATACTACATATACTGGCTCAGGAGCCCATGGTGCCTATTCTCATTCAGAAGGTCTGCAAACATGGGCAATCGGAGATGGGTCTCATGCCGAAGGAAGCAATACGCGTGCGAGTGGATATGCCGCTCACGCAGAAGGTACTTATACAAAGGCGAGCAATTTTTTTTCTCATTCAGAAGGTCTGCAAACATGGGCAATCGGAGATGGGTCTCATGCCGAAGGTTCAAATACAACTGCCAGTGGATATGCTGCTCACACTGAAGGTTCTTATACAACCGCAAGCGGAGATTATGCTCATGCTGAGGGGTTCACTACAAACGCAAGCGGTTATAATGCTCATGCGGAAGGCTATCGTACGATTTCGGGCCACGACGGAACTCATGCCGAAGGTCAACAAACAATTGCAAGCAATTATTATGCTCACGCAGAAGGAGATAATACAAAAGCATTTGGCAGAGCTTCACATGCTGAAGGCGCCAGAACGACTGCGAGCGGAACTCAATCTCATGCTGAAGGGGAAAGCACAACAGCTATAGGCTATGCAGAGCACGTTTCTGGACAGTATAATATTCTTGATACAGCTCCGGAATGGATTGCTAACAGGCAATACGTAGCAGGGGCACTTGTATCTCGAACAGAAACATTTACCGACAGAAGTAACACACAAAGAACGCGTACTGTTATTTACAAATGTAAAACAGCTAATTCTGATGCTGAATTCTCAAGTTCTCATTGGGATGAATCCGGTCAATATTTATTTGTAATCGGCAATGGAACATCAGATAATGCACGATCTAATGTGTTTACAGTTGGTTGGAATGGTAATATCGCAGAAGGAAATTCGACAACTGCAACTAACACAGGTTCTCATGCAGAAGGCGCTAACACAACGGCATCTGGTTATGGTGCTCATGCCGAAGGAAGTAATACAACAGCGTCTAATTATGGTGCTCACGCTGAAGGAGGCAGTACAACAGCGAGTCGGCCTTATTCTCATGCCGAAGGAAATAATACACAAGCATCAGGAATTTATTCTCATGCCGAAGGAAATGGTACTATAGCGAATTGTGAATCGCAACATGTATTCGGTGAGTATAATATTATTGATAGCACAAATAATTATACAAGAGGACAATATGTAGAAATCGTAGGTAAAGGCACCGCCGATAATGCCCGCTCCAACGCTCGCACGCTTGATTGGTCCGGCAACGAGAACCTCGCCGGAACGCTGACTTGCCATACCTCCCTCACGATCGGGAATACTACAATAACCGAGGCACAACTCCAAGCTTTACTGGCGCTTCTTTCATAACTCAAAAATACAGACCGGTTTTAACGCATCCGTTGCCCAGTTTTGAAGACTGACTTAGAAGCATTATCGCATTGTTCTAATTCTTATTAATAAAACTTAACATTATAAATTTAAAGAAAGGGGGTTGTTGCAGTGCCTAATGATTATGCGACTTTGAACACCAAAAAGTTTTTAGATGTCAATGGCTTAAATCATTTCTCCTCAAAGCTGAATGAAGTTTATCCGGACTGGGATGCCATGGAAACAGCTGTGAACACAATTGAAGAGATGCTGGATTCAAAAGTAGACGTTTCGGATAAAGGAGTGGCCAACGGGGTTGCCTCTTTGGATCAAGACGGCCTTGTGCCCGTAGCCCAATTGCCATTGACGAATACGACATATAGTTTTACACAGGATCAGAGCGATCCGCATATTATAAGAATCAGCGGCTCCGACAATACTCTTCAAACAATTACAACTCCAGATTCTGATACAACTTATAACGTAGCATCTCCTATGTCCAGTGGTCTTATGTCGCCGCAGGACAAGCTGAAGCTTGACGGTATTTCCAGCAACGCAAATGAAGTTGATATAAGCTTCGATTCTTCCAGAGCGGCAATCGTAAAGACAGTTGACGGAACGCAGACTAACATAGTCACGGCAACGGCTTTAAAGCAATATATGCAGCTGGCACAGGCTGATGTCGGGCTGGATCAGGTGGACAATACATCCGATGCGGATAAGCCGATTTCTACAGCCACGCAGGCTGTGCTGAACAACAAGATTGACTATGCTCTTAAGGGTATGCCTTATGGAGTTGCGGAGTTGGATGAGAACGGGAAAGTTCCGTCTTCGCAACTCCCCTCTTATGTTGACGACGTTCTGGAGTACGAGAGTCTTGCCGCTATGCCCGTAACAGGCGAATCGGACAAGATCTATATCGACGCTTCAACAAACAAAACTTATCGTTGGAGCGGCTCAACATATGTTGAGATTACATCTTCTATTACACTTGGAACTACTTCGTCTTCTGCGTTTCGAGGAGATTACGGTGCGGCTGCGTATGCTCACGCCGTTACAAATAAAGGCTCTGCGTTTTCTTCTGGTTTGTATAAGATTACAACAAACAGCGAAGGACATGTTACTGCGGCGCAGGCCGTAACTGCGGCCGATATCGAAGCGCTGGGTGTTTCTTCAGCGGTTCAGACAACGAGAGTAAGAGAATGCTTATTCTTTAGAGCTTTAACTGCAGCTGAAATTGCATATTACGAAGATTATTTTGATAATCTTACTGAAAATGCCATGGAAATGGAAGATGGAGAAGTCCTTACAACGGAAGACGGTGAAACTATTGAAATGGAGGAAGGAACATGAAAATAAGTGAATTAGCAGAAGCTCAAATTCTTAACGATCATGACAGCAAGTATAATAGCTATATGTTGCTATGTTACAATGACGGTACCGTCGGCAGTGAAAACGAATCCATGAAAATATCTCTTAGCAATCTTGCAGTAACATTGGCCCCTGATAACGCTGTTGTATATGAGTCAGGTCGGTTATATGCTGGGAACAGCATGCTTGTTGCTTTAGAAGATATTGTAACAACAGATGATTTAGCCAATTATGCATCTCAAAACGATTTAGTCAACTTTGCATCTCAAAACGATTTAGTCAACTTTGCATCTCAAAGCGATTTGAGCGGTTATGTTACTCAAAACTATCTTACAACTCAGCTTGCCATGTATGACAGCACTTTGAATGATAATTATTATAATAAGCTTGATCTTGAATCTTGTTTAATGGTTGTTTCTTCTGGAACGGGAATTTCGTTTAGCTCTGGTATTATTGAGATTTGCCCCGTTTCAGATTCAAGCAACATCGTGCATGTTATGAATGCAAGTACGATCAATGGTTGCTTTCCGTTGGTAGGAGAAATTACGGGTGATGTTTTAACTTTTTATAAATATGATAATGAAAACAACTATCAACTTCATGAATTAGGGACAGTCCAATTAGTAGTTACTCCGTCAGATCCGTCCTAACCTTTATGATTGCTATTGTTTGTAAAGGAGATTAAAATGCGATTACAAATATTGATTACTCAATTTAATGAAGATGACAAACTAATAAAACCTTTGCTTAACAGCATTGAATTGCAACAGAATATAGATTTCAAAGACGTCGAAGTTCTGATCGGCAACGACGGATCAGAAACTTTTATATCAGACGAGCTTCTCAAAAGCTATTCTTATTCGATCAAGTATTACAAATTTGAACATTCTCGACTAGCCGGATGCCGCAAGAACCTGTTCGATATATCATCTGCGGATTATATTATGTACTGTGACGCAGACGATATGTTTCTAAGCAATATTGCAATCAATCTTATTCTAGATGCAACAAAGGACGATCCGGAATGTATTGTCTGCAACTTCGCAGGAGAAATTCCCGTTGATAAAGATAAGTACATATACAGGTTATATGAAAATGATGCTGTTTTTGTTCACGGAAAAGTTTATCGCAGAAACTTTTTGACAAAACATCACATTGAGTGGCATTCGGAATTACATGAACATCAGGACTCGGCGTTCAATGTTTTAGCAAGAAGTATTGCGAAAAAAACAAAGTTTATCAAGATTTCTCTTTATTTATGGAAATATAATCCAGAATCTATCAGCCGAAAAAACGGTAAAATGTACACAGTTTACACGTGGCCACATATGATCGACAGCTATGACTGTCTTGTAAACGACTTGAAAGAACGGGGATTTGGCTTCCAGGCGCGTTATTATGCTATGTATTGCATATATGCAACGTATTATGAAATGAGAAGGAAAATGTGGCATCAGGAAGGCGTTGGGCAATATATTGCTGCTGCACACGAACGGCTGATAAAGTTCTTCAACAAGTATTCTTTACTTCTCCAGTACGTAGACGATGAAAAGACATTAAATAAGATCGATGAAACAAATAAACAAATCGTCAAATCAAAAGACGAACTTGTAGAAGCTGAGCCAATCGAAGACTGGCTTAAGTCATTGCTGTCTGTTTATTCGTATAAAGTCTCTTAAAAGGAAGCGATTTTCATGGCCGAAATATCACAAATTTACGCAGAGGGAGAAGGACTTTGCGACTTAAAAGATGCTTGGCTGAGAACACGAATTGTACTGGATTTTCTTGCGCTTCCAGAAAACGAAGTGCTTTATATAGGAGATCCAACTCCTCCGATAGAAATAATATAATAACAAGGGGGTAAAGCAATGCCTGTTATATCAAAATTATCAGCCACAGTCAACGGCGAAATATGCAATATTAAAGATGCTTATGCAAGAAGTGAATTGTTGAAGTTAAAGGCTGAGGTCGCTGCAATGTCTGAAAACATTGAAGGAGCCTGTCTCCCGGAAACTCCTTCTACAGACGGTACTTATTTGTTGCAAGTTGTTGTTTCTAACGGCATGCCAACTTATAGCTGGGTTGCGGCAGCACTTGCAAATACAGGTACCTCCTGATGGTTTATGATTTTACCACGAGTAAAGAATTTGCTTTTAGCAGATACAATTAGATTAATCAGAAAGGGTTATCGTTGGCTGAAACATATCGAAAACTCAAATAATACTTTTTGAAGGGGGTGAAGACATGTATCAGGGAACAACCCCAACTATTCAACTGACAGTAGACGGTGTTGATTTAACTGACTGTCAGGTTTATTTAAGTATGAAAACATATCCAACACAAAACATTATTACATGGAACAGCGTGGATTCTGAAGGGTTTTCTGTTTTTACGGATCCGGGTGATCCTTTAAGCTCAATTATTCGCGTAAGGTTAACACAGGAAGAAACATTGAAACTTCCCCCTGGAGATGTTACATTGCAAGTCCGGTGGATTGATAACACAGGATACGCAGGAGCTTCAGACAAAGTAAAAATTAATATTAATGATGTTCTTTACAAAGCTGTGTTAACATATCAGGAAACTGATCCGGAGGTGGAAGAGTCATGAGCAAAATAGAGGACATCAGAATTCATCTTAAGGCGTCTGATTCTCCGGCAAATGTGAAAGTAACTGCTGAAAATGTCCGGAAAGTGTACGAGAATGATTACAGTCTGCTGAAAAACATTCCGACAATCAACGGTGTCCCCGTTGTTGGAAACAAACAGCTGTCGGATTTCAGCGCAGCGAATATCTCTGTAAAAACCACTGCTGAATGGAGTCTGACTCCGACGTATATTCCGGGTTTTGGAGAGCTTATTGTCTATTCTGATTACGATTTCATCGAGCAGGATGGTCATCAGATTCCTGTCCCCGGCATAAAAGTTGGAGACGGAAATGCTTACGTTGTTGATCTTCCGTTTGTTTCAAACGACATCAGCGTGCTGCAACATGTGCTTGAAGCACATATAGAAGACGAAGAAAAACATGTAACAACGGACGAAAAAGACTTCTGGAATAACAAACTCAACTGTTCTGTCAACGAAGAGGAACTTATTTTCAACAGGTTATAAGGAGGATACTACTATGCCAGAGCTTAGTAAAATTACGCTCCCGACTGGCACTACATACGACCTTAAGGATACTGTAGCTCGGGAGATGGCTTCTAACGCGGTGAACTTTGTTTTGTGTACAAGCGCCGCAACCACGCCGAAGGATGTGACGTATACCAGCGGAACTACCACAGCCACCGGCACGCTTGTGGCTTCGGCTGAGACCAAGGGTAAATTCTATCTTGTTCCTGCCTCTACTGAAGACGGTAAGGATACGTACGCGGAATACGTTACCGTACTCAACGGTTCGACTTATACGTGGGAAAAGATCGGTACGACCGACATCAACCTCAGCGATCTGGGGGATCTTGCGTATAAGAACAACGCCAGCGGAAACTACACTCCTGCCGGAACTGTCAGCCAGCCGACTTTTACAGGTGCGTCTATGACTTCTACAGGAACGTTCACTCCGGCTGGCGGGGTTTCTCAGCCGACTTTCACCGGAACTGAAGGAAATGTTTCTGTGTCCGGCACTCCAGCCGGAACAATCTCTGTCGGTACAGGTTCTGCAAACTACACCCCTGCGGGAACGATCTCTACTCCTACGATTACCGTAACTCCGGCTACTGCAACGGGGTATGTGGCGGCTTCCGCGACAGGAGGCGGTTCCCGCACGGCTGGAACGGCCGCCCAGTGCACATTGCCCACGCTGACCACCAGCGTCTCCGGAGAAACACTTACAATCAGCTGGACAGAAGGGAGCTTTACGCCCAACGTTCCCACGGCTGTTACTATGCCTACTTTTACCAGCAAGACGATTGTAACCGGCATCGACAGCGCTTCGTCATCTCAGCCGTCCTTTACAGGAACGGGCGTGAATCTGAAGTTTGACGGAACTACGATGTCTTCTTCCGGGAAGTTTACTCCTGGAGGCACGGTTTCCAAGCCGTCGTTCACAGGAACTTCTGGCAGCGTGTCTGTTTCCGGAACTCCGGAAGGCACTGTCAGCCAGCCGACATTTACGGGAACGCAGAAGGCTGTTACCGTCTCCTGATAGAAAGGAGGCTATACAATGGCCGATCTTAGCAAAGTAAAATTACCTGGCGACAGTACAACGTACAATTTAAAAGACGAGCAGGCCAGAACGCAGTTATCAAATCTTGGAACGGCAGCAAGCAAGAACGTAGACACGAGCATCGCTTCCGCGACGAGCGTCAATCTTCCGACGTCCGCAGCTGTTGCCAGTTATTTCAGCAACAGATTCGGACAGGAGTGCTTTATTGTTGAAACAGGCGAGATTACCAGTCTGCCGAAAACGATTACAGACTCCAGGATAACTCCAGAGTTTATCGTTTTGGACGAGATTCTCGACGACAACGTAGATCTCGGCTGGGTTACAACAGACGGAAAGCTGATCCTGTACGGAAGCCTGCCCAGCGGGACAACGCTTGAAAACAAGAAGATTAAGCTGCACAAATGCTACGGGTTGGAACAGGATTCTGTTACGATTACGCTGAGACAACAGGACAGCTCCAGCACGAACGGCAACTATCTGGTTGCGGAAGCAAAGAATCTGATTCCGACGGTTCAGTATACCTGGTATCTGTATTCCGTTTCCGGAAGCACGGAAACACAGGTATACGCGATTGGCGCCACGACAAGCTATCCGACCTACACGATGTGGTTCCAGCAAGTGCCTCGCTCGTTAACAGACGGAACGGTTTACAAATGTAAAATCGCTCCAACGCTGGACAGCAGCAATAAGGCAGAAAGCGGCACCGTTACATTTGTCGCGGCGACGCTGAGTTAATGGAGGTAAAAATGGCACAAGGATTATTAAAAAGCAACCTGACACGAGACGGTATTGCTGCAGTTTTAGCTTACAATATCAGCGATCTGGAAGATGATATGTACGACGTCCAGCAGGAATGGGAGGAGCAGAAAGAAAGTTTCTCCCAGATGGAAGACGCTCTGGAACAGGCGGGGCTTCGCGTCCTGAACAAGCCTAACCTGATAAACACAGGGAAAACATTTTGGACATCGAGAGCCATGCCGACAAGCACGGTAGTTGCAAACACATACACGATCCCGATTGAGGACGCGACAGCTGCGGCTGAGACGCTGACATACACGATTACGGATGAGGCGATTACAAGCAGTTACGCGATTTTCCAGAAGACAAGCTCAGATTATACGAACGTTCCGACAACGCTTGTTACCGCAACTTTTGCCGCCGGGTCAGCCACGGTTACCATTGCGGCCAGATCGGAACACTCTGCGGCGGTTACCATCAAACTGTGGCTGTGTACTTCCGCAACAGCGACCGTGCCGTATGGCAGTGCGACACGTATTTCCGGCACAAGCTATCCGTACCTGAAGAGCATTCAGCAGGGCAATTATCCTGGTGATGATACTACAGATGGCGTAGCATGTTCTGTGGTTACCCTGACAGGAAACAACATCATCACAGAGCTGGACGGCGTGACCTATGACCATGCTTTACAGTTTAGCATCACAGCGAATACGGCATATGCCAATACGGAATGGTTGCTTTCAGGCGCGCCATATTTCTATACGAAGTATGGCTCCGGGCAGATCGTGAAGGATTACGGACAGGTCAGCGAGATGACTCCGGGGCAGACGTACACGGTCATGTTCTGGGCACGGGTCATTTCCGGGGACGGCGCGTATGCAAGGTTTGGCTATGGCGGCAGTTATGTCAATGCACCGACCAACGACTCGACGAACCACAGAAGCGGCATCTCCGACTGGATTGAAGTTACCGGGTCGGACTGGACGAGGTACTCATGGACATTTACCTACAACCCGACCGGAAACTGGTACACGGAGGCCACGGACAGCAGTGACAACACAAAGACCGTCCGGTCATACAATTATTACAAGAAGGTCGCTTTTGGCATCGGGAGGAAGTACACGGCCGTGGTTCAGCTGGCGGGCTTCCGTCTGGTACAGGGCAGACTCTGGATCTGCGAAACCTATGACGATCTGGATAACGAGATGCAGTCTGTCAAGAGCAGAACGACCGCCCTGGAAACGGAAGCGGATGCGCTGGAGACGGCCATCGGCACAGCACAGGCTGCAGTCCAGGCGGCGATCTGTGAGACGGAGAGCACGACCGCGACTGCCAACCATGCCGTGGGAAGCATCTTCTTTCTGAACGGGGTGCTTTACAAGGCGACGGCGGCTATCGTAACAGGTGAGACGGTCACGCCGGGGACCAACTGCGCTACGACCACCATCGAGGCGGAGCTGAACGCCATCATCGCACAGCTTGGGTCGTAACGGCGGTAACAAAAGTAACAAAAGTAACAACGAAAGGCGGATACGAATATGACGCAGTACTACATTGTGGAGATTCAGCAGCTGGCGAACGGGGAATACGCGCATCTGGTTCATTACGCATGGGATGAGGATGCGGACAAAGCCAGACTGAAAGCCGAGAGCACTTATCACAGCATTCTGGCTACGGCGGCCATTTCAGAAACCAAAAAGCACTCCGCTATCATCTTAAGTGACGAGAGCTTCCCCATCCTTCATTCCTGTTACAAGCACGACGTGACGGCCCCCACGGCGACGGAGACGGAGCAGGAGGAAGAGGAAGAGCAGGAGGAGGAAACTCCGGAAGAGGGTGGAGCTGAATGATCTCATTCCCTAAGGGGTTAAAGACCATCGAAGACGAAGCGTTTTACGGATGCTCCGCCTTTTACAATCAGATTGCCGAAATCCCTAACAGCGTGGCAATCGGAAAAAGAGTTTTCAAAGGCGTCTATTTAAAAGAACTCCGGACGATTGATCCGGAGTTTGTCGATTCTTCAGAAGGGCAGGATACAAACAATGAATAACAATTTGATTACACTTCATGGTTTATATGGGAACATCATCATGCTTCGGCCGGACGATATTTTGAAGCTGGAAGAGGACGGTATCTGCACGAAAGTTATCGCGCGAGGCGGAGATTTCTACAGGGTACTGGAAAGCATTGAGGATGTGAAATCTATGACATGTAAAGACACATGCTCTATTTAAGAAGGTGAACAGGATGACGATGATTAACGAGACAAAGTGGAGATTTGAGAAAGAAAACGATAAAGTCAAAGTTTATATCACCACGGGAGAGACGCCTTTAAGCAAGATGTTCCGTAAAACATATCTGTACGAATACAAATTTGAGGAAGAAATCGAACAGTTCAAACCTTTTTCCAAGATAGACATTTACATCAACAGCACGGGCGGCAACGGCAAAAGCGCCTTCGGAGTATACGACGCGCTGAAGAAGCTCTCCCGGAAAGCCAGGATGCGGATTCTGATCGACGGCGTATGCTGCAGCTCCGCTACCATCTTTCTGGGGTTAAAGGCTGACATTTATATAACGCCTGACAGCTATATCTATATCCATGGGGCAAAGTCCGTCAAGTACGAAAAGGGTGAGGCTGTTTCCGTCTCCCGGAGCTCCAAGATGGCGATTGCCACAAACGAGATTCTGAATTCTATCTACTGCAAAGTGCTTCGGAGAAACCTCACATTACGTGAGTATTTTGAAGCGAAAAAGCGCCTCAAAGTCTGGATGGCCGAAGGGAGGAAGATCTTCCCTGAAGGGGCTGCAGCGTATGGATTTGTCAAGAAAATTGTTGAGAAAAAAGTATTCGAAGAAGGGGGCTAAGCTATGAAGGCAAAAAACCCCGCAGATCTCTTTTCAAACGAAAAATATTCTGTTTCCGGAAACGAGCCGGAATATCCTGAAACCCCGAAGAAACCTCCAAAGCATTTCTATTTCGCACAGCTGCTCATCATTCTTGGGATTATTCTTCTGGCCGGATGCATATTTGCCTGGCTGTCCGTTGAGGACACAAAGCTGAACAGCGGCGTGATCGTGGCAATGGAGCATCTTCCGGCTGAGACAAAGATCGTGAAGAGTCAAATCCTTTCAGGCGGCCGGATCACATCCGTCACAAAGACAATCACCAAGCGTGAAAGATGGAAGATTACTGTCGAAAACAACGGCATTCAGGACGACTGGTATGTAAAAGAGGAGTTCTACAACTCTGTTTCCATCGGAACAACTGTATCCCGAAAATAACAGAAAGGGGGTTGAATTCTAAATGCGAATCTCGATGCCAAGAGGCGACATTAAGTGGATACGCTTTGTGATTATTACATCAAGTGGCACCACTACAGACATTGATTTTACGAATATATATTTTACAGTTAAAAGAAAATCCAGTGATAAAATGTATCTTTTTCAGAAATCATTAAAACGTGGAGAGATCTATAAACTCAATGCAGGAGACTATCAATTAAAGATAGACCCGGATGATACAAATAAACTTTCTGTAGGAGATTATGAATTTGACATTCAGATTTCCTATAAAAATCTAATTAAAGAATCATTTGTTGGAGATTTTGTTCTAAAGAAAGAAATCACCTATTATGAAAACGAAGATGATGAAGAAGAAGAGACAGACTTTACTCTCCCACAGGAGTCTGCTCAGCCGACCTTGATTGTTTCTATTCCTGATTATCATATTCTCGAACTCGAAACACCTGCGACAATTAGTGGTTCTGATGGTGATTATAATCATTTGTCAAATATTCCGACGATTAACAACGTTCCAATAAAAGGAAATGTTTCACTTGAAGATCTTGGTATCTCGCCAGCCGGGAGTTATGCCTCCAGTGCGTTAACTCCGGAAGAACTTGATACAATCCTTGAAGAGCTTGAGTCGGAATCATCTGTTTCGAACGATGACCAAAACACTCCCCAGAATTCAAATGCGTCATCCGACAATGATTCAAACAATAATGATGGCTGATGGCGTGTTTAAAGAAAGGGGTTGACAAAATGGCTGATTACGAAAACAAATACATAGATGCCGAAGGCGTAAAACATCTTTGGAAAAAGGCTGAAGAAATATATATTAAAAAGGATGGAAACAAAGGTCTGTCTGAGAGTAATTTTACAGCAGAAGAAAAAGAAAAGCTACAATCTTTAGAAAACTATTCTCTTCCAAATGCTTCTTCTGAAACGCTTGGCGGTATAAAAATTGGATCCGGACTGCTCATCAACGAAGATGGAGTTGTAAGTACTTTTGGGACTCCAGCCGGCGCCGTAACATTCGAAAACGTTCTGAATAAGCCCACAACTCTTGAAGGTTATGGAATTACAGACGGAGCAACAAAAGAAGAACTGGAAAACATTCAATTCGACAGCCTGTCGCAAATGGATATTGACATGATCACGAGATCTGCAACAACTGTTGAATCTTTGAGAATTCTTATTTCTCAAGGCGGTGAAGTGGACCTCGGCTGCGATTTAAATGTAACTGAAACAATAATCGTTACGGATGATGTGATCCTGAATATGAATAAATGCAGGCTCTCAAGCACAGACGACAATACCATATTTCTTGTTGACAGGGCTGTTATGACAATCAGAAACGGCTATACACATTCTTTTTCTCGTCTTGCATCTACGACAAATTATGGAAGCATACGTTTTGAGAATGTGCTGGTTGACTAATTATTATAGTTTATATACTTAATCTTTCCCTGTTTGACAGAGGGGAAGTATTTTTTCATTAAAGAAAGGAGGGATATAATTGGATGTACAAAAGATGATATCATCCGCAGAAGAAGCAATAGGCTGGCCTTACGACAGTCCTGGTTCAAATGATGCACATGGCATTGACTGTTCTGGATTATTTGTGAAAATGTACAAAGATCAGGGACGGACTATTTATCACGGAAGCAATACTATATTTCACAATCACTGTAACCAAACAGAGGTGTTAACAAAGGTTTCTCAGTTACAACCTGGAATGGCAGTATTCAAGCTGAAAAAATGGACAGGAAATGATGTTGGTAATAAGTGGTATGGGAAACAGCCTGGAAACTTATCACATATAGGTTTTGTTGCAAGCATAAACCCGTTAAAAATCATTCACGCTTCGAGCGAAGCAAAACGTGTCACAATAGATTCAAGAATCAATAGTTGGTCTTATTGGGGAAAGCTGAAAGATGTTGACTATGGGGGTGATAATATGAGTGAAGTTACTGAGAAGACAGAGACAAATGAAACCTATGCAACTGCTGTTGTGTTTGCTGATACCGGTTCTTCTGTGAAGATGCGGGCAAAACCTTCGACATCTTGTTCGACATATTATGATATCCCAATTGGAACAGAAGTTGAAGTTCTTAATTCCGATGAGGATTGGAGCAAGATCAAGGCTCGCGGCCGGGAAGGATATATGATGACTAAATTCCTTCAAGCAAGCGAGGCTGCAAATGCATCGACTTTGCCAGGAGAAGAAACAATCACTGTTTCCAAGAATGAATTAAATCAGGTTTATGTTAAACTGGAAAAAGCTTTAGGACAGTTGTTTGTAGATAAAAAGAATCTTGAAAATGCATATGATATTATTGGCGATATGTTAGGACTTCGGGGTTAAAATGGATGCGAGGATTGTTGCTGTTCCTGAAACACCATTAATGTTCGCTATAACAGATAGTTTTGTAAAACTTGCGACCGTCTATGAAAAAGACCTTGTCGAAGTTGTTGAAAAGATAAATGAGTTATGGTGGAAGGTAAAATATCATGATTACATCGGTTATATTCGTACCAATTATCTTAGAAGCGAGAACTTCGACGCAGGCATGGTTGCAGTTAATCTACCAAGAAAATCCGCAATCGAATTATATCACGCGTTGAAGCTCGCCCTTTGTAAGTAAGGAGTGAACTTTTATGGGTGAAGTATCTAAAGCAGTCGGCCAATGGATTGTTGGAAACGTTGGCTGGTCTGTTATTATTATTTTATTTGTTTTATCGGGTATATTTAAAGTAACAAAGAGAGACATTGATCCTCTTGGGTGGGTTATAAACTGGTTTGGAAGAGCTTTAACAAAAGACGTCAGGAAGGATGTGGCAGATCTGAAAGCTGACACTGAACTTAAATTCGCAGAAGTCAAAACAGATCGCGCCGCCAAGATTGAAGAGTTAAAGAGCGATTACAATAATAAAATCATAGCTCTTCAGTCTGATTTAGACGGATTCGAAAAAGCAACAAACTCCAGTATAACTGATATGAAAGAAGGAACTTTCGCGAATTGCATAATGCTGAAAGCGCGACTAGACGAAATGGAAAAGTCAAACGATATGCAGACCATACGGCAGATTAAAGCTCATGTATTAGATTTTGCGAACTCGTGCTACAACAAAAGAAAGCACACAAAGAAAGACTTTGACAATATAGTCAAAGAAAACGAAGAGTATGAAGAGCTTGTTTCCAAATATGGTATGAAGAATGACGTATACACCGAAGACTTCCATTATATTATGAAGGTTTATCATAAGTGCCAGGATGAAGACAGCTTCCTGAAAGAAGAAGACTGAGGCGGTGATTCGGATGGCCAGAACAAAAGAAAAGCAGTTCCTTCAATTCAGTAAAAAGCTTATTACTTTTGTTATGATATTCTGGGGAATTATTCGGCTGGCATCCGTTGTTGCCGTGATTGTCTCCCCGGACTCTGGAACTTCTATGGCCGCGATTGTCCGTGGAGTGGACGATATCGCGATGGTAAATGTGCTCGCGTATACAGGAAACAGTGTAAGCGAGAAGATTGCATTAGGATATTTTAAGATGAAATCAGACAACAAAGACGACGAAGAAGACGAAAACGAAAAAGAGCAAGAAGAAAAATCAAACGGATAAGGAGTGAACAATATGAATACGACTTTTGATTTAACTCAGATTGCATTGGCGATTATCGCGCTGATCAGCGCAGTCCTGACCGGGTTTGTTATCCCGTGGCTGAAGTCCAAAATCAATCTGAATATCGACAACCTGAACTACAATCAGCAGGAACTGCTGAAGCTCGCTATTTCCACGGCTGTACGGGCCGCCGAGCAGATCTACAACTCCGAAGAAGGACAGAAGAAGAAGTCATATGTGCTGGGTCTGCTGAAGTCTCAGGGGTACAACGTGGACGACGCTGCCATCGACGCTGCGGTCGAAGCGGCCGTTTTAGCCCTCAAACATGATCTCGACATCGAGTAATCCTCATACAGGGGGTTGGGTCTCGATGAGCGACAAAACGATCTGGGACTATCTCATGAAAAAGATCGGCAATGCTTACGGTGTTGCCGGACTGATGGGTAACCTTTATGTGGAAAGCCATCTCAATCCGGTTACTTTGCAAAGCTCCTATGCCAGAAAGCTGAATATGACCAGCGAAGAGTATACTCAAAAGGTCGACGACGGTTCTTATCAGAATTTTGTCAACGACTCGGCCGGGTACGGACTCGCTCAATGGTCATACTGGAGCCGGAAAGAAGCGCTGTATAAGCTCTCCAAGGAACAGAACAAGTCTATCGGGAATCTTGAACTTCAGCTGGACTATCTGTGGCAGGAGCTTCTTTCCTACAAGACGGTTCTCAATACTTTGAAGTCTGCCGCCAGCGTTCGTCAGGCTTCCGATATCGTCGTCGAGCGGTACGAGAAACCGAAGAATCAGTCTGAGACTTTCAAACAAACCCGGGCTGAGTTCGGGCAGAAGTTCTTCAATGCCTACGCCAACGGAAAACCGGAAGTCAAACAGGTTGTCACGACCTGCGACAAGGTCAACATCCGGACAGGCAACGGAAAGAACTACTTCAAAGCCGGACAGACTTCCAAGGGATCTTCTTTTCCGTGGGTTGCCACGTCAGATAACAACTGGCACGCAATCGTCTACAAGGATCAGGTTGCGTGGATCAGCGGTGAATTCTGTAAAATCGAATAAAAAGGGGGAAGTATAAAACTTCCCCCTGAGAAGGGTAATTCTCGTTTGAGAGTTACCCTTTTTTATTCGTTTTCTCGAAACGTTTATTCGTTACAGCAAAAATGATAGCGTTTGCTGCTTTCTTCACTTCGGGAAGGGAATTAAGCCTTCCGAAAGAAACGCGCAGATTTGCCCCTGAAACGTCTGTTCGTATAGACGAAATAACATGACTCGGTTTTCCGCAGGACGCTTCGCACGCGCTGCCGCTGGAACAGACAACTCCCGCTTTGTCCAGATCGTCTATCAATGTCTTTTCGTCCACGTCCTTAAACGTGAAATGCACGATGTGCTCCAGATGTTCCGGATCGCTGTTCAGAATAGCGTCCGGGATAGAGTAACAAATCCGATCTACGAGATAAGACGCCATCTCCTGAATCCTGTCGTTTGTCTCCTGACGGCAGGACAGCGCAACTTCCATTGCCTTTGCCATGCCTACGATCCCAGCTACGTTGTGTGTACCGGCCCG